TCAGGCTTCTACTGTTCGCATCAGGGTCGCCAGTTCGTCTTTGACTGATTGCACCTGCGGGCCGATAACCACCTGCAAATTATGCTGGTTTAACTGTACCACGCCGATAGCGCGGTTAGCCTTCAGGGCGTTGGTATCTACTTTAGACATATCTGCCACCGACAGACGCAGGCGGGTGATGCAGTTATCCAGCGAGGTAATGTTATCCGCACCGCCCAGCGCCGCCAGAATGGCAGGGGTGTTATAGCCGGATTTGCCAATCGTACCCGCAACCGCCTGTTCAACGCTGGTGGCCGCATCGGTATCACGACCCGGCGTTTTCAGGTTAAAGCGGGTGATGGCGAAGCGGAAGATACCGTAGTACACCGCGAACCAGATCGCTGCCACTACGGGCACCAGATACCATTTGGTCGACAGGCCATGCAGGATGCCGAACACCACAAAGTCGATCACGTTGCCGTCGGTATTGCCGATAGTCACACCCAGCACCGCCATCACGGTAAAGCCCAGACCGGTCAGCACAGCGTGGATGAGGTACAGCACCGGGGCAACGAACAGGAACAGGAATTCAATCGGTTCGGTGGTTCCGCCCACCACGCAGGCGATCACACCGGAGATCAGCAGGCCTTTAATTTTGTGACGGTTTTCCGGGCGAGCACAGTGGTACATCGCCAGGGCTGCGCCCGGCAGGCCACCGAGGAAGGCTGGCATTTTACCCTGGGACAGGAAGCGAGTGGCGCTCTCTGAGAAACCGTGGGTGGTCGGGCAGCTCAGCTGCGCCTGGAAGATGGTCAGCGCGCCGCTCACATCGTGACCGCACACCTCCATCGTACCGCCCGCTTCCGTGAAACGGATCAGGGCGACAAGAATATGCTGAAGTCCAAACGGCAGCAGCAGACGTTCACCGGTACCGAAGATCATCGGTCCAAAATCACCGGCACCGTTAATGATGCGGCCAATGCCGGTAATGCCCATGGCAAAGACAGGCCAAATCAGCGGGATCACAAGGCCAAACAGACCCATCACCACAAGGGTGATAATGGGTACAAAACGGGTGCCACCAAAGAATGCCAGCGCGTCCGGCAGGCGGATATTGTGAAAACGCTCGTGCAGCATCCAGATGATCACACCCGCGATCACTGCGCCGAGAATCCCGGTATCAATAGACTGAATACCAATCACGCTCTGTATGTTGTTGGCCTTGAGTACTGCCGCATCGGTGGTCGGCAGGATGCCTTTGGCAGTGAGCCAAAAGTTGACCGCCAGGTTCATCACCGCATAGCCAACGAAACCGGCAAATGCCGCTACACCTTTGTTTTCCCGCGCCAGTCCCAGCGGGATAGCGATACAGAACATCACCGGCAGGAAGCTAAAGGCAAAGGAGCCGACCTTGCTCATCCAGATGAATCATTATTGAAGTGATATTGATATGTTAAATCAGATAGTTAAGGTTATGCGGTTTTTCTATGGGGCATCAGTGGGGCATTTTGAGTAAATGATGCGTTCAAAATGCCCACCTGGTCATGGTTATTCTCGGTCATCCATTTGCCATAAACCGTGAATAGCATTTGCGCTGACGAATGTCCCATCTGGTGCGCAACGAAATTTGGGTTCGCTCCGGCGACCAGTGCCCAGCACGCATATGTGTTTCTGGTTTCATAAGACCGTCTTTGCCGGACCCCTGCACGACGCAGGGCAGTGCGCCATGCTGAATTAATGGATCCGGGAACGTAGCACATCGTCTTCTTACCGTTCATTGAAGTAATCGACGGGGAGAATATAAAGGTGCATTCATCGGTTCTCTTTTTTTTGTATTCCCGTAGGCTGACGCTTACCTTGTGGGATGCCATCATTCTTGTCAGTGGCATTTGCGCTTTGAGGGCATCAATTGCTGGCTGGGTCAGCTGTATGGTTCGAATCCCGGCGTTGGTTTTTGGCAGGGTGAAGTTACCCTTCAGGGAATAGTTCCGTGACACCGTAACAGTCCAGTTAACAGTATCCACATCCTCCCAGGCTAACGCGCTTAGTTCGCCATGCCTGACGCCTGTATTTACCGCAAAGATAACCATATTCTGAAACTGTAGCGTTGGGCAGGCCACGATCACTCGCTGATACTCGTCAGAAGTCAGAGGGTCAGGAACGGGCCTTTCTTTTGCGAGAGGAGTGATGCCTGCCATCAGATCGGTTTTCAGATAGCCGCTTTTGAAAGCAAAGCCCAGCATCCCGCCAAGACATGCCATATAGCTATTGACTGTAGGAACACTTCTTCCCTTTTTGGGGGGATGATTCAGGCCATGTCTGGTTTTCTGCCAGCCGTTCAGAAGTTCCTTCCTGGCACTAAGGATATCTTCAGTGTTCAGGCTGCCGATGTATCTGTGCTCACCAATTGTTTCGATAGTGGTTGTGAGGTGGCAATCGTAACGCCTCAACGTCCCGAGGCTAAGCTCCATCTCCTTAAGGCCAAGCCATTTCGATTTCAGTTCAAGTAGTGAGATTTGCTTTCTGACAGTACTGAATTTCTCTGAGTTCGATGAATCAGGGAATTGTGAGGCATAGTTGAATGTGCCTGTCTTTATCGCAAAGCAGACCGAAGCCCGAAGCTCACCTGCCATTTTCCTGTTTTTCGGCGTATCAGGAACGCCGAGATTTTCCCTGACGCGCTTCCCCTGATATATGAACCATATGCGTAACGATTCTCCATGAACCTCTACGCCTGTTGGGTATGCTGCCATAATCATTCCTCGTTTGATGTGTCAAAGGACATTTAAGCAGATATTCTCCGGCGTTTCGCTGGGCTTTGGTGCTCGATCCAGTGGTTTATCTCATCGCGGTTATACATGATTGGGCTGTTTTGCTTGGGTGCCATATCAGGGGAAACATGACGATAATGCTTCCCCTCCATCCAGGTTGACCGGCGGGCATGCTGAATCATGTGCTTTGACATGCCGGTTGTCGCAGTTAAAAGTTCCTCTGTGACCCATTTATTCGGTACCAGCTGAATAATGTCGCTCATGGTTTTCTCCAGGCAAAAAGAAGCCCTCGCAATGGAGGGCTGAAAGGGGGATAACGTGGCAGTGCATTCGCACCCAATAGCCAGCTCATAACTGGCTATCAGTTGCGTCAAACAAAACATTGGCCGCTGTCGCAGAACTGAATTAGGTCCATCTGGGTATTTTGCCGCCGCTAGGTTTAAGCGGAGCATCTGCCAACGGAACGCCGTATTTAGTAAGCCATAGGTGCGGCCACAAATTCTGAATCTCTTTCTCATGAGCGCAGGCTCTGGCGAAATCTTCAGGAACGTGGTTCTTCATGAACAACCAGAGGTCGTCATCTCGGTTCGGACACATCCAGCAAAGAGATGCGGGCGGGGTAGGCAGGCCGTAATCCTCGACACACTGGATGGCCATCTGCTTAGTCATCATCATCTCAATCAGCGGGTAGCGTCGTTGCCACTTACCAGGAGGGAACTTCGCACGCCTCTGTGCCTCTTCTATGCTGATTCCAAGCCACGTATCAACGCCTCGTTCCGTAAGGTACTTCTCTCCAAATCGCTCGTTGAGATAGCGATGGATAACTTCAGTCTTCCACTTAATTGAGCAAAACGCCGGCTGTTTTCCTGCGCACTGCCCGCGAATATCACGACCTTCATACTCCGTGAAATACCCTGGAAGAGGCGCATCCTCATCACTGCCGATCAGGTCATAGGTAGCATATTTGCTTTTTGGGATGATCTGGTACTCAACGCCCATATCCTCACATAGCGGGGCAATGTATTTTCTCTGATACTCGAAAACATTACTCGCCTCGCGCTCGGTATCTGACATGACGATGATGTCTGGCTTTGGAAGGACCCCAGCATGAATCAGGCAGATGATGGCATTGCTCTGGGTGCCTCCCCCTGAAGACAAAACATTGAAGCGTTCTGGGCGATGATTGAAATTTTTCTGAGGGATGAAGTTCTTCGTAAACCCTGTCATAAAACCTCCGGGCATAAAAAAAGCCCTTCAGGGCTTCGGATTGGATTAGGCCACCCGCCGCATAGCGCGCAGGCGTTTAATGTGCTCGCTCGTCTCCAGCTCGGCGCGGATCTGCTCCGCCTCCCGGTGGTCGAGCGGCTCGAAGTCTTGGGTAAATCTGTCGATTGACGCGGTGTTGATCCGGCCCTGTCGCCAGTAGCGGACCACTTCTGATGTGTTGGAATGAATAATTACGGGCCAGCCTGCTGAGTCAGCGAATATCTGGCCGCGCTGGATTAGCTTGAACATTGGCTGACTCCATATAAGCACTAATGAAAGTGGCGGCCGCCTGTGCGTTTATAGCGTTGCCGTAACCTCTGAGTCTGCCGGTGCGGTTGCTGCTTGCCACTCTTGCCACCCCGGACTCGACTCGTCCCAGGCGTGCGGCAGCCCCATCAACCAACGGGAATGTGCCGGGTTCAACTGGACGCCATTTGCCATCTCGACATAAGAGCCAGTCTGCATCACGCCAAAAACCGTTAACCTCAAGGGGCCGCATGTGTACGCCTGACGCGGCAACTGATCCAGCCTGTCCTTTCCATCCCGCTGAGCCGTCATCCCCGCAGAATCCTTCCAATCCCGCGACGTTGGAGTTACCCAGCCCGCAAGCCTCGAGGCTCCGCCCAGAGTGGATCCGCGCTTTGGCGCATTTGCCGCCGCCGCATGACCCGCAACCTGATTGTTGTCGATCGTGGTTGGGGTCGGCCAGCTTGCCAGGGTTACAGCCGTCTGAATATTCATCCCACCCATGCGCCCGGACGTTCCCGCGCCGGTCGTCGATTTGGCTGTTGGCGTGGGCCACCCAGTAGGCCCGCTCTCTGATGTGCGGAGCACCGATGCCCGCTGACGTAAACGGCACAAGCCCGAAGGCGTAGTCCATTCCTTCCAGGTCTGCCTGTACAAGGTCGAACCATGCGTTTGCGTTACCAGCTGCAACCTGTTCGCCAAAGACGTGCTGAGGTCTGCGCTCGCTGATGAGGTGGAAGAATGCTGGCCAAAGGTGCCGCTCGTCAGCAAACCCATCTCCTTTGCCTGCCGCGCTGAAAGGCTGGCACGGACAGGAGCCTGTCCAGACTGGTTTATCGTCAGGCCATCCGGCGAGGCGGAGAGAATGTGACCAGACGCCAACTCCGGCGAAAAAGTGGCACTGCGTGAATCCACGCAGGTCGTCAGGTGTGACATCTTCAATACTCCGTTCGTCAACTTCGCCTGGCGCGATGTGGCCGCCGGCGATCAAGTTACGCAGCCATTGCGCTGCGAATGGGTCGATTTCGTTGTAGTAGGCCGCCATAGTCAGCGCCCTTGCTTCTGTCGGCGTTCGCTATCCTGCTGGCAACTGGCGCAGCGCTGGCAACCCGGCACATTCGCCCGGCGCAACTCCGGGATATCCTCGCCGCAATCGCTACAGTGCGTTGCCGATACCGCATCACGGTTAATCCTGTGAGCACTCAACGCAGCATTACGCTGCAACTCTTCGACGGCTGATGCGTCGTCTGCAAAATCTGCCATGGTCAGTGCTCCCTGAACTGTTCATTGATGCGGCTGACGGCAAACGCCAGCAAAAGGAAGGGCCGCATTAGCGACCCGGTGATTTGTGCTGTCATGCCGCACCGCCTTCATCTCTTTCGGCCTTCTGAGCGAATATCTCCAGCCTGCGGTTCAGTTCACCCGTCAGTTGTTGAAACTCCTCCTCCGTCTCGACCGGGATTGGCACGAACCGGATGCCGATCTGCGCGAGCATTTTTGCCATCTCAAGACTTTTCCTTAAATCCACTGGTGACGCTTTATTCATGCTGCCTCCCGCCGCGCTAATAGTTTCACGCCAAACTCCATCAGCACATCGCGCTCAACTGTCGTGAACTCGCAATGCGTCCGAGGGTAGGGCCGCCAAATAATCAGGATTGATCCCTTGCTGTTACCGCTTACGGGCTTACCGGTGACCGGGTTGATGAATGCCAGCCTCCCGGCGGTGATGAAGCGCACCTCGCTCGCCGTCTCGATTGCCTCACGGAACCAGCCGACGGACGTATCAGCCGGAACCAGCATAACGGTGCCGATCTGGTTCTTGCTCTCCGCTGCGGCTTTCTTCACGAATGGCGTGATGTCGCTATACGGGGGATTCATCCACGCATAGCCGGGAATGGTGAGGTAATCGGCCCACGGCGTTTCAAGCGTGTTCTGCTCGGCGGTGATGAACTTGCGGCAGAGCGCATTGTGAGGCGCTGCAGCGGCGTCCAGTTGAAAGCAGAACTCAGCATCCAGCGCGGCAAACAGTGCCGGTGGGGTGCGCCATAAATCACGCTGATCTGCTGGAGTGTTACTTCCGGTGTAATCGGTCATGCCGCCTCCCACTTAGTCACCGCCTCGGGGTTATGCTTGTCCCACCCGTTGCGCTCCAGATTTGCCTGCAGGCGACGATCGCCAACCTCTTTGATGCTGCGCCCGGTCATCTGCGCGACCTGGTTATTGTTGTAGCGCCACAGCAACGCCAGTTCTTCTGTGCTCCACGCTTTCATTGCGTCACCCTCATTTCAGGTTTAAGCCGATATTCCATTCCCCCCAGGCACTTCCCGCCAAACTTAGCGCCCCACGGCGTCGCATCACACATCTCCTTCACCATCTCCAGCTCAGCAGCAGTGATGTACTCGCTTTTCTCTTCCAGTGAGCCGCCCCAGCCTGCATAGAACGACTCGTGAGTGACCAGGTTAATCCCGGCGTTAAAGCATCCGTCGCCCGGGTTAACACCGCTCCAGTAAGCTGCGATGAAGTTTTTGCTGTCCTTGCTCAGCAGCCGGACAAGCGTCTCTTTCGAGTAGTGGCGTCTTCCAGATATGTGGTGCATAGCGAATTGCGGGTGTGGTTAACCCGCCTCCGTGAGGTGAAATAGGGTGGATAAGTGGTTAATCAGGCGTCAGTATGGAGCGTCGTCGTCGAAGTCGAAGTTCATCGGTGGTTCGCTTGGCTGAGGTGCCGAACGCTGCTGACGTTGTGGCTGAGATGCCGCCTGCTGGCTCTGCTGCTGACCATTGCGAGGCGGCAGGTCTATATCCCGAACCAGGATGGTGGGTGTCTGCGCCTGCGATCCGTCCTGCTTGGTCCATTCCTCAATGACGAACTCCCCCGACACCGTGACCTTTGCACCCCTAACAATCGCTGTTGAGAGCTTCTCAGCCATAGCGCCAAACATCTTGCAGTTCAGCCAGGAGGTTTTCTCGTTGTCGCCGAACCCGGACTTAGCCGGGAGCGAGAACGAGGAGATGTGCTTACCGTTTGGGGTGACGCGGAGAACGGCGTCTTTCCCGACATTGCCAGAAACTGTGATCGTGTTAATTGCCATTTATGCCACCTGAGTTTGTTGCTGGAGTTCGCGTCCGCGAGTTTTATAAGTTTCGGTAGCACGAGCCTCATGCTCTTTGGAGTTACCGAGTTTCGGCCATACGTCCTTGAATGCCGCCTGCAGTTCGTTGACTGACTGAGCCAGCGCAGCTTTATCGCCAAACTCTTTCAGAGCGTACTCGGCAGCCTGAGGAGTGACATGATGAACCTCAGCATCAGCATCGATGGCCGTCTCTTCCGTTGGGATGCAGAAAGCCTGAAACGCCGCATATTTGTAGGCGATCGACATTGCCTTGTTAGTGGCCTTGTCGCCGCTGTCCATCGCTTCGCCGTAGGTGGTGACAGTGTGGATACTGCCGTCTTCGGTGCTGACGAAATCGAAATCACCACGAACCGTGATATAGAACAATGCGCCGCCGTTTTTGCTGGTTCGCTCAACACAGGTACGCTCGGTATAGCGGGGCAGGATCAGGAGCTTGTTCTTAACCAGTTCCGGGGCCAACGCGTTATAGATATCGTCGATGCCGCGAAACGCGTAGTTGACCTGGCTGCCTTGCTTCTTCTCCTTCCTGATCCCCTGCTCAGCAAGGGCAGAGGCGACACCGCTAATTGCTGCGTAAACTTTTTTATTTTCCATAGTCACCTCAGAACGGGCATCCCCCGAGGAAATAACGTTTGTTCAGTACTTCAAGTCGGGACAGGTTCAGGTACATTCGCATCTGATCCCGGTCACCCTTAAAGCGGAAGTAGAGAGCCTGCTGCGTATAAATGCGGCGCTGTAACAGGCTGCCTTTCTCTGTGGTTTCAGCTGCCATGGGTTACCTCAGTAGTTAATTTTGGCTCGGGGGATCAGGCCATCTTTCAGAACAGTAAGTACCTCGATGGCCTGTTCGCGGGTGAGGCTGGTAGTCGCCATCAGGGAATTGACGATGTCGGTGCCAACGGCTTTACGGTGTTTCACGTCAGCTTCACGTTTCGCGGTTTCATTGGCGATGCGCTTCTCTTCCGCCAGTCGGGCCGCTTCTTTCTGCTCAGCTTCACGCTTAATACGGGCTGCCTCTTCCTGAGCTTTACGCTGCTCGGCGGCGATAGCTTCCTGCTTTTCGCGTTCAGCCTGCTCAAGCGCCGCCTTCTTATCTGCTTCTGCCTTCTGCTCGGCGGCCACACGGTCACGTTCCGCTTGCTCCGCTTTGAGCTTTAACTCAGCTTCGCGACGGGCCGCATCAGCGCGTTCACGCTCTGCTTTCTCTTCCGCTTCGCGCTTAGCTTGTTCCGCTGCCTGGCGCTTTAACTCTTCTTCGTGAGCAACTCGCTGGCGTTCCGCCTCGGCTTTCTTCTCTGCCGCTTCACGGTCAAACTTGTCGTTCAGGAGTAGGGCCATTTCATGATCGGCTTCTACCTGCTTTTTCAGTGCTTCAAGTGCCGCCTTTTCTTCTGCTTCAATGCGAAGTCGCTCTTCTTCGGCTGCCTTCTCAGCTGCTATGCGCTCCTGCTCGGCCTCCCACTCAGTCAGTGGCTGACGGGTGGCATCACGCAGGGCATCACAGGCATCAACGAACCTCTTAATTTCCACCTCAGCAGGCTTCACTGCCTCTTTCAGGCGCTTGAGATACTCGCGGCCCGGCTTCTCGATTGCCGTCTTGCTGCGGGATACTGAGGCCGCCAGTGAGGCAACGCGGTCACGACCTTTCTTTGTGGTCAGGTCTGGCACTTCGTTTACTGCCTGACGGATCTGCTCAAGGTAAGCATCAAGCCCGTTCGGTATATAAAGCGACGGGGCTTGGTCTGGCGTCACCTCGATGACGGTTAATTCACTCATGTGTTACTCCTGAAATGGGCGGGTGATTAGTGCTGAATTGGCTGGCCGGTACCGTCGAGCAGAACGTCAATCACGCGGTCGTTAACCCGGATGATTTCTGCGTCGGTGTGCAGGTACACCCATTTGCGTTCGTGGATGACAGCTGACACGCGGTAGGTGCGGCCTTCATGCAGCGCCACCATGCCAGGCTCAACACACTGGCGAATGATGGGGGTGGTGCCGTAGTGAGATCCGATCATGACTTCCCCTCCACCTGCTTAAGTAACCCGGCATACGCCATCTGCGCCCGGTCCAGGGTTATTGATTCACGCGGCTTATCGACCGATGAGAGCTTCCACTCGTTATCGTTTAACTTCGATGCGGTGTACTGCTTGCCGTTGTGGGTGACCGTCATGAGGCCTCCGAACGAGCGGCTACGCGCTTCATAAGGTCTGAAACCTCTTTTGAAAGGATCGAATTATGAAGTTTGCTAAACCGATAAATTCTCTCGCCAAGCTTCATTACCGCATCAACTGGGTCATCAAGACGAAAGTCCAATTCGGAACGGTTTAGCCACTTCTCTTGCGATTTGTCATATTGGCGATGCATCAAATACCAGCACCCGAGTCTGAACTGCATTTCGTAGTGCCAGCACGCATCAAGACTGACTTCAACTTGGTCGACAGTGAACCAGTCAAGGCTATAGCGATGCCTGGAAAGCGAAACTTTCTTCATAATCATCTCCGCGCTTAAGCCGCGCCGCTGAACGTTAAAAAACCCCTGCGCATATAGCGTATTTATTCCCGGTGGCGGTGGATGGCCGCCGTCTCATAACTGAGTCGCCTACTTGAAGCCACTGAGGTATGAAAAAAGCCGCTGGTTAGGCGGCTTTGCGATGGTTGGTGCCGGGATGTTTAGCCACGCCCGGCGCGTGGTTTCCTGCTATTCCCCAACAGCAAGAATTCGGTTAATCTTTATTCTCCCCAACAGAAGGAAGGACATTTTCATGCAGGAAAATCAAACTCTCAAAGTTGCGTGTCCTGATTGCGGTAGCGAACTCCTCAAGCGGCCCGATGATTTTGATTTTGAGAATAATTTCGTCGATGTCACTTGCGCTGATTGTGGTCGCGAAATCAGTAAAAGCGATGTTATCGATCAAGCTACGGACACGGTTAAAAGCCAGATCAATGACATGCTCAGGAACTCCTTGAAAGGAACTGGTTGGAAGTTCAAGTAATTTCAGCAGATCTCTTACCTGATTAAACATCTCACTGGCGTCGACTTTAAGCAGTAGCGGCGCCCCATTTTCCTGCTTCATACCCTCACCCCTTTGTTTATTCACCGCAGGCCACTCGGAAATGACCTCTGGTGGATGCCACTACCCGGAGTGGCCACGCTCATGCCCTTGAGGTGCTGTCGCCCTATGGCCGCCCATAACCAGTTCAGGATTGGCTGTCCCGATGCTTCCCCGGCGCTACTTTTTGAATTAACCCTAACCAGATGCGAAGCTGGCTCACGACGAGAGACTCGGGCGCAGGTTATGCCCCTGCGATTGCCGCCTTTCGGCTGCTGCGGTCAATCCGCTTTACTGCTTCATCGGAATTTCTCCTATTGGTTGGATCAGCTCCAACTCACTGCCAGTGTTGCCCATTCTCACGCCGTTCTCGCTCTCGCGCGGGGATAACCTCACACCGGCCGGATCGCGCCCGGTGCTACGCCACGTTTTCGTGTAGGGGTCTAAACAGGTCATTGACGCTGTAAAACTCTGCATATTGTTAAAGAGCATCGAATCGGTAGTGGTGCGCCGTTCTTCTTGGGGTAGATATTGTACCAATAGTTCATGTAAGTAAAGTACCAAAAGTACATATTTGGGGTGTAAGCAGTTCATTTTCAGTCATATTATTGATTCAAAAGGAAATTTAGTTTTTACGACATTGTTTTGATGCGCTAATGTGTGTGCTTGGTTGAAAAATGTACTTAAACTACATGATATGCTTCACAAGATATCGGTGGAGGTGGGTATGCAGATAGACGAAGAGCGTTTGGACATGATTGTTCGGGCAATAGGCGCGGCAGTCGTGCAGATTATTGCTGACGGCAATGAGCTCAGCCGGAGTGCCCTGATAGATCAGCTGGAACGTAACCGGCGTGAAACCGGTAATGTGATAGGGAAGGGCGTGAACAGGGATGCGGCGGAGCTGGTGCGGAAGGGGCAATAAAAAACCCGGCGCGGTGGCCGGGTTATTCTCATGGGGCAGATATTGACGAGGCATTACCTTGTTCAATCACGCCAGCTCTAACTTTATAGCTGCCTAAAATCTTCACGGTCTTATTGTCTTTCATTGCATCAAAAAGCAAGGCTATTTCGTCTTTATCGTCGATAAAGGAAGTGTCAACAGAGACAGGAAATGTGGACTCCCCTGTAGGCTCGCGGCAGCTAATTGTAATTTTATCGGCTGAACGTTTAATTCCATCGATTACTAACTCAAGGTTGTGTTCTTCGGTTTTTGCTTTTTCGATAGGATTCTTGATTAGCTCGTGGATTTCTTTGTTAGACAGTTCAACGGTGCTTGCGCCTGATATGACAATTTTGTCAGCATCAGATGCGCCTTTTAATATCCCTGTATACGCTTTTGCAGTATGCTCCTGAATCCCTTCGGCGCGCTCTACGGCATCCACGCCTGCTTTAGCTCTAATCGCCTCAAGCATTCCGTCCCTCAGGATAGTCATGCGCTCGTTTTCTGATTTAATCTTGACTTCTTCAAGCTTGGTTTCTTCTTGCTTCACTTCTACTTCGGCTTTTTTCTCTAAGTATGACGTGCCAACCCACGCACCGCCTATAACGGTGACAGCAAACAAGAGACATAATGTTTTTTGGCCAGGGCTCATGCCGTGCGTTACCTTCTCAAATGCTTTACCGAATGCTTCAAAAAGATCAGTTAATGCAGCAAGTATATCAGTACAGCCTTCATCAATGGTAAAGATGATCTCTGCTTCTTCTTTATCTTTACCGGTTAACCTTTGAAGGTTGTCAGTTTTATATTTTATTAGTGTGAAAACTTTATAAATTTCAGTTTGGAATTCGCATAAACCCTGAGCGAGAGCAGAGGGAAGCGTTCCGTTGTAGCGAGATGGGTCACCATAAATCTTAAAATTCACACTGTTGAAGAGGTCGAACTTGATCCTTTCGATAGGTATCTCTTCGCCACCATCTAATCTTGCGAACAAAGATTCAATGTCATCCAGACTTGAAACCTCAATAACCTCTTTCATGTCAACCATTTAGCATGACCTTGCAAATTAAAGTAGTGATTGAAAAAATTGGATACCTACCAACTATGCCGACCAGAACACCTTGCCGATCACGCGAATCGCTTATAAGCCTGCGACTGACAAAGCAGCACTTTGCCCATGATGTGCAGGCGATCTTCTTCAGCCTCGTCGATATACCACGCGTTATAGTTTGGGTTGTCAGAGAGCACCGCAAGGCGGTCTTTTTCCATCTGTAGGCGTTTAATGTGTAGTGTTCTGCCGAAGACAAAAACATATACCCCGTCGCCATGGAATCTGTTAACAGAGACATCAACAAAAATCTGATCGCCAGGCTCAATGGTGCCTTCCATGCTGTCTCCAGTCACGGTGATCATCTTTACGTTCTCAGCTGGGCGCCCGCCAAAAATAGACTTGGCATGTTCCGACGCATATTCAATGAGATGCACGGTTTCCACCACCTCTGAATCGGTATAAACCCCAGGACCTGCGCTTGCCTGTACATCCAGAACGGCCACTCGATAACCTTTCCTAACTGGCGCGGCTGTAGGTGCCCGCGCGAAATCATCATCATCTCCATCACCGAGCAACCAACCTGGCACTACATCAAGCATAGTCGCCAGTTCAGCCAGCTTTCCTCTTCTCGGGATTGACTCGGCGTTGAACCATTTACTAACTGCTTTGGCTGTGACTTTTTGCGCCGAGGCTATAGCAGCCTGACGTCCGTGTTTTTCCATGCCCGCTCTGTCACAGGCCAGTGCTAGCCGGTGGGCAAAGATTTGTCGCACTTTTTCTTCTTGAACCATAGGCTCAATCATAATACCGCTTGCGTGAACTATCAGTTCCGTCATAATATGTACTTACGGTTCATTAATAAGGTTGTTTTATGCAAATCACAACGCTCGGAGATGTCATCAGGACGGTTCGTGTATCCGTCGTAGCCAAAGCATGCGATCGCACCCCAAGGGCGATTTACAAATGGATTGCTCATGGCGCTTTACCGCGTACCGACTTTACCGACGAGACAGACTACGCAGGGAAGATTGCTGCGGCCTCTGGCGGTAAGTACTCCGCTGAAGAGATCCGGAACATCAGCAAGCCGCAGTAAGTATTCACCATCGTTCTTTAACAATCTGGAACCCATTTTTACCGGCTGAGTAATCAGCCACGAATATTCACTTAACTAAAGGGAGTACAGATGCAAACACTTACTTATCAAAATCATATCGGATTTTCTCCGGGCGTGATGATAAATCGCGCTCAACAAAAACAGGAAGATAACCATGATGCGATCCGCAACGCGATCCGCTCATGGGCAGCTTCTCAGGGTCAGGACGTAGTGACGATGCTGATCGTCAATGAGTACCGGGAGCAGGGCGGGGTGGATATCACCTTCCCGGAGGATTTAAGCCGCCAGCGCCAGAAGCTGTTCCGCTTCCTCGATAACCGGTTCGACTCCGAGCAGTACCGCGAGAACGTGCGCCAACTGACACCGGCAATCATGGCCGTTCTGCCTATCGAATACCGCACAAAGCTGATTGGCGCTGACTGCAAGCTGGTCAGACTGGCAGAAGCAGAGAAGGAGGTCTCGGAAGCGAAGCAAGCCGTCATGCTGGACGCACCAGAGCATCAGAAGCTGAAAGAGGTAAGCGAGGGTATAGCAGCACTGTTCAGGCTCATGCCGGACCAGGTAGGCCCGCTGATGACGATGGTGACTTCAATGCTGGGAGTTATGTGATGGGTACTACCAAAAAAGAAAAAGCTCCTGAAGCGGTAACTTCAAGAGCCTTCCAAACACTGTGTTACGCCAAGTAACGGGAGCAAGTATGGCAAATATAGCCAGAGTATTCAACTTCCCTGCTCATGAGCCGGGAGCCTTCAGGAGCAACAGAATGGAGAACAAAAAGTTCGGTCATTTCTCTCTGTTCAGAAGCCTTCTGCAAACTGATTGGGCAAAAGACACCGCGAAAATGGCCCTTTGGGTTCGCCTTCTTGGTGAAGCCTCCTATCGCTTGAGAACTGTCGAATTCGCAGGGAAGCAATGGGAGCTATCCACCGGTCAGCTCGTCACTACCGCGGCGATTCTTGCAAGAAAACTTCGCGATCAGGATGGAAAGGAAAAGAGCCCACAGGCAGTAACAAGGATGCTCAATTTCTTCATGCGAGAAGGGATGATCAGCACCGAGGGGAACAGGTTCGGCACCGTGATAACCATCACAAATTACACCGAATATCAGGTGATTTTACCCGATGAACCTTCCGATGAACCATCCGACAAAGGCAAGCCCATTAATGGCGCGGCTTTGAGGCTGGTAGGCGATGAACCATCCGGAGAACTACCCGATGAACAGAACAAGAAGGTATTAAACAAGAATATAAATAATAAAACCCTTACGTCCGAGAATTCTGACGAATCCTCTGACAAGCCCGCGAAGAAATTACCTGTTCTGAAACCTGATGCTGCAATCCAGAGCGGCGGTAAGTGGGGAACCTCTGAAGACCTCCGCTGCGCCGAGTGGCTGTTCAGTGAAGTCCAGCGCATCGCCCCATCTGCAAAGCAACCTGCCTGGGCGGGATGGGCTAACGATATTCGCCTGATGCGCGAGAGAGATGGCCGGACGCACAAAGAGATCGCTCACCTGTTCAAGTGGGCCTGCCACGACAGCTTCTGGCAGGGCAACGTGTTATGCCCGTCAACGCTGCGTGACAAGTGGACTCAGCTGGATATCAAGCGCAACAAGCAGGCGGCGGCACCTGTCACTGGTAAGCCAAAAATCGACATGAACAACACTGACTGGATACACGGGGTGGACCTATGAAAAGCCTTGCCGAGCAGATGCACAATTTCGATCGGGAGCAGATGCGCCGCGTAGCGCACAACCTGCCAGAGCAGTACGAAGACAAAGCGCCGGTTGAGCGGGTGGCTCAGGTCATCAATGGCGTGTTTACCCAGCTCACGGCCACATTTCCGGCGGCTGTCGCAAATCGCAGCCAGGAAGACATGAACGAACTGCGCCGCCAGTGGGTACTGGCATTTCGTGAGAACGGTATCAGCACGATGGAGCAGGTTGCCGCCGGGATGCGCGTTGCCCGCCGACAGGAGAAGCCTTTCCTGCCTTCGCCCGGACAGTTCATCGCCTGGTGCAAATCGGAAATGGCAAGCGTCGCCGGACTCCCAACTGCTGACGAACTGGTAAGCCAGGTCTATCAGTACTGCCGCGATCGGGGCCTGTACCCTGATGCTGAGTCATACCCGTGGGTGTCGAATGCTCAGTACTGGATGATCACCGGGCTGTACCAGAACATGCGAGCAAACGACCTGAGCGATGCCGAGCTGCGCCGCAGGGCTGCCGGTGAGCTGTCGCTCATGGCAAACCGGATAAACGCCGGAGAAGTGATTCCAGCACCAACCAAGACACTCCCTATCCTGGGTGGAAAACCCCTGGGCAGATCGCAAAGCCTGGCCAGGCTGGCAGAGATTCGCGAAAAGCACGGGCTGAGGGGGCCGAAATCATGAGCATGACAATCCGAGAGCAGTTACTGGCGGCGATGCGCAACAACCCGAGAATCAACACCGTCATGCTGGCCTCAATGCTGGGCATGACCACCAAGAAGATATCCGGGCCGCTGAGCACCCTGCTGGCTGACGACCTGATAGCTTTCGAGGGCAAACACGGCCAGCGCCTGTACAGCCTTACCAGTTACGGCATGCGCTACGCACCAGACACCATCCCCGAAATTACCCGCGGTAAATCGGCGTTAGTCCAGCGCACCGCCAGCAATGTCATCTGCCAGGAGTGCCGACAGAGCGAGGCGATGAAGCGCGTTCTGATGGTGTGGGGAAGGGCGCCAGCATGAACACACCTAACCCTCTTAACAACCTATTCAATCAGTGCCTGGCAGCAGTGCGGGGCGGGAGAGCAGGAGTATGAGCATCAAACACAACCTTGAGCAGTGGATTGCCCAACTAGATTATGACGATACATGCGATATCAGCGACCGTCAGGTTTCAGAGTTGATTCGCGGTTACTCCGCCCTTGAAGCCAAGTGCGCGGCGCTGGCTGCGGAGAATGCGGGGCTGAATGAGAAAATGAACAAGCTCGCCACCTGGCCGGGCATCGAGTTTTATTCCTCGGCTTGGGAATTCAACGGTGGGGATGGCGATACTGCTCTTGAATTCATGTGCGATGTGCAAACCCCATCCACCGACGCCTTCCTGGCTGAATTGCGGGCGCAGGGCGCTGAAGAATGCGTGCGTCAACTGGTTATCTCGGATGACGATGATTTCTCTGATGCTCCGAATATCTGCGCGATGGTTGCGCACCAACTTCGCCAGGAGGCCCAATGAGCAACATCAACAAACAGGCGCTGCGTGAAGCGGCCGAGGGCGTTCTGCAGAGATACGGCAGTGAATGGTTTGAAACTGGAAGTCAGGTTTGCACGGTTCACAAATCAAAGATAACGCTTATCTCCACAACCAATCCTGCCACCGTGCTGGCGCTGCTGGATGAGCTGGGAGCCAAAGACCGACGCATCGAAGAAGAGATTGGGCGAGCTAACAGAGAGCATCACCGCGGATTCATGATGGCATGCGGCCACCTTAAGCAGCATTCAAACGTCCATTATGCTGATGCTGCCGAGATGGAGATAGCCGCCTTGCGTGAGCGCATCGCTGAACTAACTGAATTCATCTCGCGCGTTAAGAAGTGCCTGGAAAGAAACGGCGAATACGCACCGCTCAGCCATGAGGAAATTGACACCCTTTTGGGTATTCGAGCGGCTGGCATCAGCATCAAGGGGGAGTAGGGATATGGCTGAATTTACGAAAGAGCAGTTGATTGAGAAGCTTGAGCGCCGTCTTGCGGTAACAACCCATTACCCTGATGTTGAAGAGGCGCAACTTGATGCGCAAATCCTCAAAATCGCACTGGCAGCGCTGACGGCTGAGCCTGTGGCGCATTTAGTATGCGATGGGCGGCTTTATCAAGATCGCGCATTTTTATCTTTTTCTACCGCACAGATTTCTGTGAAAGACAGAAACGACGGCGCGGAAATCAAGCCGCTATACCGCCTGCCACTGCTGGAGGGATTGAAATGATGGAATTGACCAAAGAGCGTCTGACTCAAATTGTCCGGGCAATTGATGGCGAGGCATACGATGAAGCGGAAATCATGGGCTGGTTCAATTCGGATGACATCATGGCAATGGCCCGCCAGTTGCTTGCCAGCATGGAGCAGGAGCCGGTGGGAGAAGTGGTTTTGGGCGATTACGATGACTGCGGTGATTATCCTGATGCAAAGGTCGTATGCACTGCCGCACAAGGCCAGGCTGACTGGAATAATTTCAGGAACGGAACGAAGCTCTACGCAGCACCACAGTTACCGCAGCCAGCACCGGAGCATCTGGCGGCATTGGCAACGCTTGAAAGCAAAGGCTACACCTGGCACGGCGGCCAACTCTGGAAGCCGCCAATCGGAAAAGCGCCGCTTTACATCACAGGTGAGGAATCAACGGTGCCGGAAACATTGCCATGCCCTGTGATGCTTGAGCCTGGACTGCGCTTCGGCAAGGGCGTGCGCACGCAAACCATGCTGGATGCATTGCAGCGCCGGGCTGAATATTACGCAGAACTGGAAGCCATGACGCCGGAGCGCCGAGCCGACCACGACGTAGGTATGAAAGAGTTCGCCGCCGTGCTTCAGGGCGCAAAATCTGGCGAGCGTCTCGGCGCTGAATTTGAAGAGTCGCTAACTGACCTCATAGACGCCGAGATGGAACCCACGTGTTGGTGTCTGACCTGCCGCCCTGTGACGATGAATGACGCGCGATTCGTAGTGTGCCCTGACTGCGGCAACAAGCGCTGTCCGCACGCCAACGACCACAGGAACACCTGCACAGGAAGCAATGAGCCAGGTCAGGAAGGTAGCGCGTATCCGGCAGCACCGCAGCAGGAATAAAAACCATATGTTATGTGGTTGAATATTTAGACGAACCAATGTTTAATATTTTTATCCCCGCGAGTGATCCAGAAAGGAGGGCCTGATTTTGTCCGAGTTTTTGTATTCCCCCGCATGCAACTGTAGAGCATCACATCTGAGTGTCTGATCAGGGGATTAAAAGATTGGAGTAGTGATAGCAGAGTGGCGACGGAGGTTGTGCCAAAGTCTACCAGAAAGCACTGGGTGCTTTCAGCTCTCGCCCTGGCTGTGATGGGCCAGTGGTTAAGTCATGGAAAGCTGAGAGATCAGATAACCGTTTCGTCAGAGGAGCATGCCCGGAGCGAGTCCGGTCAGCCAACCAAAAGCGATACGAATACGCATAAACTCGGCCTGCCAGTCGCCTAATGAGAAACCACCTTTTGGTGGTTTTTTTGCATCAGTCCCGCGTTGATTATTCAGAATCAACCAGCCATAATAACAACGCACCGGCCTGAACAACCGGTGTCCCCTGCGCATATAATGGGGACGTTATATGCGACCACAATCTGAACATCTTCACCTGTCACCGATGCAGAAATGCACCGGCGATTTTCTGCATTCTGCGTTACCTCTCGGAGGTGGCGTATGAAACAGCAATTCCTCCTCCGAAACACCAACATCCGCGCCAATGCCATCAACGCGATTAACCAGCTGCAGCTCGACGAGAAGCGCCCGGTCGTCATCGAGATAAAGCAGATGACCCGCTCCATCGACCAGAATTCCAAGCTTTGGGCAATTTTGGGCGACATCAGCAGCCAGGTTGAATGGCATGGCCGCAAGCTATCCTCTGAGTCCTGGAAGCATATCTTCACCGCCGCGCTGGTTAAGCAGGAAGTCGTGCCGAACCTTGCCGGTGATGGCTTTGTGGTGCTGGGGCAGTCAACCAGCAAAATGACCGTCGGACAGATGCGCGACCTCATTGAACTGATTCATGCCTTTGGTGCTGAGCGCAACGTCCGCTGGGGTGATGAATCACGCCTGGCTATGGAATGGGCTTCCCGCTTCGGAGGTGCCCGTGGCTAGCCCTCTCGCTCGCATCATCACCAATGAAATCTACCGCGTCCGGACTCGCACTAAGCGCAAGCCGGAACTTAAGCCATCCGAAATCCCATCACTGCTCGGCTATACGGCCCGCCTGACACAGGTGAAATGGGATCGCCTGAAAGCACGGAGGTCACATGGCTGATTTACGCAAAGCGGCTCGAGGTCGCGAATGTCAGGTTCGGATCCCCGGCGTATGCAATGGCAATCCTGAAACGTCCGTTCTGGCGCATATTCGCCTCGCTGGGCTATGCGGAACCGGCATTAAGCCGCCTGACCTGATCGCCACCATCGCCTGCAGCAGTTGTCACGACGAAATAGACCGCCGCACCCATCTGGTAGACGCGGATTATGCAAAGGAGTGCGCGCTGGAAGGCATGGCCCGCACACAGGTTATCTGGCTGAAAGAGGGAAAAGTAAAAACATGAGTGAATATCGAATCAGCTTGCCGTGGCCGCCGAGCAACAACCGCTATTACCGCCATAATCGTGGGCGCACTCACATCAGCACAGAAGGGCAGGCGTACCGCGACCGCGTATCCCAAATCATCAAAGACGCGATGCTGGATATCGGCATCACCGCGCCGGTGAAGATCCGCATTGAGTGCCATATGCCTGACCGCCGCAGACGTGACCTGGACAACCTGCAGAAAGCCGCATTCGACGCGCTGACCAAAGCAGGGTTCTGGCAGGACGACCAGCAGGTAGACGATTACCGGGTGAAGCGTATGCCGATTGTCAAAGGCGGAAAGCTGGAATTGACCATCACCGAACTGGAGCCAGCATGACCCGCGAACAGATAGCCCGATACCAGGCCGAAAGCGTCATGCGCGCCAAGATGCCGCCAGTAGCAAAGCACAGCCAGACAAAAACCAAACAGCCAGAGAGGGCCGCAGCGTGAATATTCAGTATCTTCAATACGTACGTGAGCAGCTCATGGTGGCTACAGCCGATCTGAGTGGGGCGACGAAAGGGCAGCTGGTCTCCTTTGCTGAAAATGCCATGTTCACTGCCACACCGCGCAGCCGTTCCCGCGTGAAGGTGATTAACCCGGCGAACGGTAAGCTGGTTAACCCGAGCAGCCCGCCGATACCCGGGCAGCAATCGCGCGCTAAAGGGTCGCACATCCCGCTGGTTCAACCGGTCGAATACTCGACTGCGTCATGGCGCCGGGCGGTTCTGTCTCTCGATGAGCACCAGAAGGCGTGGCTACTCTGGAACTACAGCGAGAACGTGCGCTGGGAGAACCAGGTGGCGATCACTCAGTGGGCATGGGGTGAGTTCAGGGCTCAGCTGGGCGTGAAGAAGGTAGCCGGCAAGACGATGGACAGGTTGAAGGCGCTTATCTGGCTGGCGGCGCAGGATGTTAAAGCTGAGCTGGCCGGCCGTGACACATATCAGAAGCAGGAACTGGCTGAGCTATGCGGAGTGAAGCCGGATAACTGGAGTCATAACTACGACGACTACTGGAAAGCCATGTGTGCCATATTCGAGCGACTTGATAGCGATGCTTTACTACGAGCAGTGAGAACACGATCACAACAAAAATCAGCTTTTTCGCAGCAGAGTATTGCAAAAGTCAATTAATTAGCATACATTTAGCGTAAATCTGATATCGTCGCCATAGCTTTGGTTGTCGACTGAATTACACAAAAGAGCCTCGGTTAATCGCCGGGGCTTTTTCGTATCTGGAATACCCCTACCTGGGACTATAAGCGCATAGCGCAACGCAGCACCCATCGATTGGCGGACCAGAACCCGACTTTTTTATTCAGGCCGCAGACAATCACCCTCAGATGCCACGTAGCCCTCGTGTCTGACGGCCTTCTCTACACATGGACCACCTATGTCTGAACCTCTAACCATTGCTGGCGGTGTAACGTCCGCAACAATCGGAGTGACGTTCGCATCTCTGTTCCCCGAGGCAACGCCCGGCGTAATGCTGTGCGCGCTGGCTGGCGCAGCAATGTACGTTCTGACATCCGATCCACACCAACTGTGGAAGCAGTTCCTGTTCGCCGTCATCAGCTTTGTCGGCGGGGTGTTCTTCTCGGTACCGATGGCGAAGATACTTGCCGGGGTGATTAACACCGCCCTTGGCCTGTTGCAGCCTCCGGTGAGTATCGAGGTATCCCCGAATATTGGCGCGCTGGTTTCCGCTTCCATCTCTGTCGCAGTCCTGTTACGCATCCTCGCCAAATCAAAGCGGGGGAAAATGCCGGGACTGGAGGAGGAAGGTAAATGACATGGCAAGCCATCGTTCTTGATGTAAACGCCATTATCTGCGCGCTTATCGCCATCCGGCTGATGTTCTTCAGTAAGAGCGGAAAGCGACACCGTCCTGCTGTGGCATGGATGGCGTACATGATGATCCTCGCCGCCGGTTTTACGGCATTCCGCATCCTCTACGGAAAATACCTGCAGGTTGACCCGGGCGAACTGATGCTGAACATCGCTATCTGCATCGCCGTGTGGCGCTCCCGCGGCAATCTTGCCAAAGTATTCCAGAAGGCCGGGCAATGACCAAAGACGACATCTTCAACGCCATCCTCGGCAAGGAGGGCGGTTACGTAAATCACCCGGATGACAAAGGCGGACCAACAAACTGGGGCATCACCCAGGCGACGGCTCGTGCTCATGGTTATACCGGCGACATGCGCAACCTGACCCGCGAGCAGGCTCTCAACATCCTCGAGGCCGATTACTGGTATGGCCCACGCTTCGACCAGGTCGCAGCCGTATCCCCGGTCATCGCTGCCGAGCTCTGCGATACGGGCGTAAACATGGGACCATCGGTACAGGTTAAATGGTTCCAGCGCTGGCTGAACGTATTCAACAACCAGCAGCAGTTCTATCCCGACCTGATCGCTGACGGTCAGATTGGCCCTCGCAGCATCAGCGCCTTGAAGTCTTTCCTGGCGAAACGCGGCAGTGAAGGGGAGATGGTATTGCTCCGCGCCATCAACTGTAGCCAGGGTCAGCGTTATCTTGAGCTGGCAGAGCAGCGCCCGGCTAACAAGTCGTTCGTGTATGGCTGGATCCGGGAGCGCGTGAGTCTATGACCAAACTGAAAGCCATCCTGGCGTTTATCGTCACTACTCTACTGGTGGTGCTGGGCGCTTTTGGCCTGGGCAGCATTCGTGGCCGGGAAAAGGCAGAAGTCAAAGCCGATAAGCAGCGAACTGACGAGAATGCTGCAGCCACCAAAGCAGCTGCAGAACGTCGCGTCGAAGTAACCAAGGAGGCCAGCAATGTTCAGCAGACGGTTAGCCATATGCCTGATGACGATGTCGATCGTGAGCTGCGCGCAAACTGGACCCGCAAAGGTTGAGCTTATCGACACTGGCTGCGACTGGGTCAACGTTATTCGCCTTACTGAACACGACATCGAAGTGATGGATCGGCAGACGAAGAAAGATGTGCTGGTGCACAACAGGGCGTGGCAGGCGAACTGCCAGAAGAATGAATACCGGGTCTCGCAATAGCGGCCTGAGTGAAACAGAAACAATAAAGCGAGGTGCTTTCACATGAAAAAAGAAGACCGTGGGTTTATCTCGGTTACTAACTCAATTTCCGAAGTTAAAAACCTCTTTGTGGAAAATGAAATCCCGCAAGAAGGTGAGGTTCTTGAGCTGGTGGTTGTCAAAAGCGAAACTACCAATGACTCATGTGCATTGGTGCTTAAATTGCGCTCAGCTCAAAAATAAGACGAACCGATTGAGGCATTGAATATTTTGCTCGTGAATTGATGTATCTCATCGATTACTCTGGTGGATAAATTCATTATAAATTTTCACTCACCAGCCACGGGGTATATCGATGCATCAAAATTTAGCCAATGCAACATTTCAAGTAATTGCAGGTAATAAGTGCGGAAGTGGCTTTAGCTTCTTACGTGACGACATAGTGGTAACTAATTGTCATGTTGTAATGCCATTACTTGACGTAGCAAATAAAAAAACGTTAGGGCCAGCTATTCTTGTAACCGAATCTGGTCAGAGACTTCAGGCTCAGATTAAACGTGTAGAGATTGATGATGATTTTGCAATCATGCAGCTTTCAGAAGCTCTTCCTGCAGGTCGCGTGGTGCTTCAACCAGCTACTGACTTCATTCCAACAAGAGGCTTGCGGCTGATATTCGCGGGCTATCCACACGGATATGAGGAGCTACTAACAAGCGAAGCTATTCTTTCAGCGCCGTTAGAAGCAGGGAAATTTGCTATTGATGGAATGGTGAACGGCGGCAACTCAGGCGGGCCAATTATTGATGCTGAATCTGGGCTTGTTATTGGATTAATCACCCGAAGACGTTATCCCGGTGGCGAGAAGGCCGAACAATTACAGGAAGAGGCGGCTCAGTTACGAGCTTATCTGGAGCAAGCCTCGCAAAACATGTCAGTAGCTATCATGGGTGTCGATTTCGGGAAATTGGCTGATATGTTTGGGCGCTCGTTACAGGTGATCACAGAACTGATGAACCTTAACGCTAACCCTGGGATAGGTATCGGATACCCTATATCTCCAGTTACTGAGGCAGCAAAACAGCAGCAACGAGCCTTCATAACTAAATTCTGACCTTTTTCTTATCTTATTTTTACTAGCTGCCATTCCACGATGGCGGCTTTTTTATTGCCATCACCATGAGTTGGCCCATCGTAATGGCAATAATTCTTCAGATGCATGGGCATCGCTTTGGAACTTCAAGGCCAGTTGTCACTCTGGCTTCGCTGTCTGCTAACTCAAGGCTGGTGGCACAGAGCTTTTGATACCGGCCAGTCGTAAATCCTGTTTTGTCTGCCTGCCCCAGCAATGGGTTAATGGTTTTGCATGCAGCACGATGAATTCTGGTAAAACGGGAGTCACTTTTATTGCCCTGACCACTTGCTGACTTTAGGGCGTTAACGACAAACCCGTCCGGGTTATCACTCAGCCATTTCTTGTAGGCTGATTCGCTATCGTGTCGGCAATCACTTCTGAACACTTCAATCGCCATAGTACCTCTCCATGCATTTGGTATGGCCTTAATATATAACAAGGAATTCCCATGGCAACACCGGACTGGGAGGCTATCGAATCGGCTTACCGGGCCGGAGTGATGTCCCTCCGTGAAATTGCATCGCAGCACGGCATCAGTGAAGGCGCCATCCGTAAGCGAGCCAAGCGTGATGAATGGTCGCGCGACCTGAATGCGAAGGTGAAAGAACGCGCTGACGATCTGGTACGCAAAGCCGAGGTACGCAAACAGGTACGCAGCGAAACGGTACTGTCTGAGCGCGTACTGATAGAGGCGACTGCCGAGGTTATTGCCACGGTACGCATGGAGCACCGCGGCGATATCCGCCGGGCGAGGACCCTGGCTAATGCGCTGTTTGATGAGCTCGAGGCGGAGTGCGCAGACGTTGAGGCTCTGCGTACTTTGGGCCAGATGATGCTGTGTCCAGATGAGAACGGGCGTGACCGGCTGAACGAGCTTTACCATGCCATCATCAGCATGCCCGAGCGCGTGAAGTCGATGAAAGCGCTGAGCGAGACGTTGAAGAATCTGATTGGCCTCGAGCGGCAGGCCTACAGCATGGACGAAGGCGAAAAAGATAAGGTCGTTGACGCACTGTCTGACCTGATGGATTCGCTCTCTCAGGGGGCGTAATGAAACCTGAGCATCTCAGGCTGCTGTCCGATAAAGACTGGCGGCTAAACAACCTCTACTGGATCACCGACAAAGAGGGTAAGCCCACGCGCTTCAGGATGACGCCTGAGCAGCGGGAATACTTCGAGGGGATCCACACCCGCAACATCATTCTGAAAGCCCGGCAGCTCGGTTTCACCACCGAGGTTTGCATTATCCAGCTGGATGCGGCGCTGTTTGAGTCGGCGAAGTGCGCGCTGATCGCCCATACGCTGAACGACGCGAAGCGCCTGTTCCGTGAAAAGGTGAAGTACGCCTACGACAAGCTGCCGAAGGAAATTAGGGCGGCGAACCCGGCGAGCAACGACTCTTCTGGTGAGCTGGTGTTTAAAAAGGGCGGATCGCTCTACGTCAGCACGTCATTCCGTGGCGGTACGCTGCGTTACCTGCATGTTTCCGAGTTCGGGAAGATATGCGCCAAGTATCCCGACAAAGCCCGCGAGATCGTCACAGGTGCGTTTGAGGCGGTATCAACCGGATGCTTCGCCACTATCGAGAGCACAGCAGAGGGCCGGGCGGGATACTTCTTCGATTACTGCCAGACAGCAGAGAAGGCGCTGCTTCAGGGCAAACCGCTATCCGCGCTGGACTGGAAGTTTTTTTTCTTCTCCTGGTGGAAGAATCCGCAGTACGCCATCGACCCGGTAGAGCCGCTACCGCAGCGCCTGGTTGATTACTTCGCTGAAATGGAAGCGAAGCACGGCGTTGTCGTTAATGACCGCCAGAAGGCCTGGTACTACGCCAAAGAGAAAACGCTCGGCGACGACATGAAGCGCGAGTACCCCACCATCCCGGCCGAGGCGTTCCAGCAGTCGGTCGAGGGCGCGTACTATGCCAAGCAGTTCCGCTGGCTCTACACCAATAAGCGGATCGGCCAAATCCCGGATAACTCGCACCTCCCCGTACACACGTTCTGGGACATCGGCGTGGGCGACTCCACGGCTATCTGGTTCGTTCGCGAGGTCGGTGAAGAGTTCCACATCATCGACTACTACGAAAACTCAGGCGAGGGCCTGCGGCACTACATGAAGGTGCTGAAAGACCGCGGGTATACCTACGGTGAGCACTGGGGGCCGCACGATATCGAGAACCGCGAGTTTGCCGCTGATGCGAAATCCCGCAAAGAGCTGGCGCGCGAAGGTTACGAAATCGATGGTCAGATGTACTCGCTGAATTTCAAAGTAGTGCCGAAAGCCGGCATCGATACCGGCATCGAGTCGGCGCGTGAAATCCTCCCGAAATGCGTATTCGACGAGGAGAAATGCTCGGAAGGCATCTCTCACCTTGAGGGCTACCGGAAAGAGTGGGACGACAAACGCGGCTGCTGGAAAGACAAGCCTCTCCATGACGCCACCTCACACGGTGCTGACGGCTTCCGTTACTTCGCAGTGACGAAGAACAACCGCAAGCAGGTCGGCGCAGTATTCTTCTAAGGAGCATCGCCAGTGAGCGAACAAGATAACGGCCTTCAACTGGCTGTGAACAACCTCGCCACTGAAATGAGGCGAGCGAATTACCTGAATGCCATTGGCATCGGTGGCGGAAACACAAAGCGCCCGACACTTTACCAGGAATTTGGCTACCCACGCACAATCACCTTCAGCGACTTCTATAACATGTACCGCCGCAACGCCGCCGGGTTCGCTGTTGTGCACCGCCTGCTGGATGGGTGCTGGCAGGATTACCCGGTCATCATCGATGGTGACGAGACGGAAGAGGCGAAAGAGACCAATCCGTGGGAGAAGAAGGTCACCAAATTCATGAAAAAGTTGTGGTCGAAGGTTAAAGACGCCGATCGCCGCAACATGGTTGGACGTTACTCCGCGCTGTTGTTGCAGGTGAAAGACAATAAGCCCTGGAGTGAGCCCGTCGACATCAAGCTGGTGAAGTCCCTCGGTGAGTCTGCGCTGGTGAAGCTGATCCCGGTATGGGAGCCGCAACTAACCGTCGCTGACTGGGATAACGACCGCCTCTCGGCCACCTTCGGCCAGCCGTTGATGTTCAACTTCAATGAGCAGCCGGTGGGCGATGAGCAATTTGTCGGGCCCATGCGCGGTGAGCCGGTGCACCCAAGCCGGGTGATCCTGTTCTGTGAAGGTTCAGAGGATGAAAATGTCCTGTCTGGCATCCCGCTGCTTGAGGCCGGCTATAACAAAGCCCTGGACCTCGAGAAAGTATCCGGCGGCGGTGCCGAAGGTTTTCTGAAGAACGCCAGCCGCCAGATCGCGGTTGAGTTCAGTAAAGATACGGACATGGCCACGCTTGCCAGCCAGGCAAAGTCGGCCGGTTATGATGACCTCGGCCAGGCTATGGGCGACAAGGTCAACAAACTGAACCGCGGGACAGACGCCGCCGCTGTCATGCAGGCCGGGCAGATGCGCGTGCTCAGCGTGACGCCGGGTGACCCGGGGCCGACGTGGGAGGTTACTGCGAACGAACTGGCCGCATCCGTGCAGATCCCGTTCACTATCCTGTTTGGTCAGCAGACCGGGCGACTGGCGAGTGACGAGGATAAAACCGACTGGGCCATCCGTCGCAACACGCGCCGTAATACCTTCCTGACCGACCGCATTACCGCACTACTCGAGCGCTTCTGGACGCTGGGCATTATTGATCCGCCAACAAATGGCGAAGTCACTATCCAGTGGAGCGATCTGCTCGCGCCTGGCGAGAAAGAGAAAATCGAGAACATGTCCAAGCTGGCCGATGTGGTCCAGAAAACGACGGGCATGTACGGCGGTGAAGCGCCGGTGACCATCAACGAACTGCGGCAGGTAATCGGGCTTGAGCCGCTGCCTGCACCCAAAGAGCCGCCGAACCCGGACGATAAGGTGACAACCGATGATCCACTGGCCGATGACACCCGAACAGAAGGAGAAGGTGGGCCTGCCGATAGTTCCGCGCAGCAAAGTTGACCCAACGCGATCGGCAAAGCAGGTCACTGCGATGTTTCGGGATATCGAAGAGCGTTATCTCGGCATCAAGCGCGCCATTAAGGCCGTGCTCGACCGACGCCTTACCGGGCGTGAGCGAGAGGTTAACAGCCACAGCTGGCACTTCCTGTGTCACGTCAACGGCGACGATCAGAGGCTCTACCAGGTCAACGCCGGGAAGTTCATATACGACATGACGCCGCAGGAGCTGGCGGAGCTGCTCGAAGCGGTGCAGGGAATTCTGGATGACTACCTGCTGGACGGTGGCGAGAACACTCAGTGGGCGATGGATTACGTCGTCGCTGAGGCGCAGCGCGGTACGCTGGAGGCCTTCAATAACCTATCCCAGCAGTCGCAGGTATACGCCAGCCAGACGACGCTACAGCAGCTTTTAAGCAGTCCCGGTTATCAAAACCAGATCGCCTCCGCCAGGCTGACAACGTTCAGCGACTGGAAAGCGATCAGCGATGCCGCCCGGGCAGACCTGACAGGCATCATCACTGACGCAGTTGCACGTGGGGTTAGCCCTCGGGAAACGGCCGGCGTAATCAGTAAGCGTCTGGATGTGTCTATGAGCCGGGCCAAAGCCATTGCTCAGACCGAACAAGTCGGCGCACTACGGCAGGCCCATTGGAACGAGACGGACTGGGCCGCTGATCGGCTCGGGCTCAATACCGGTCTGCTGTGGCTGTCAGCGCTCAAGCCAACGACGCGCACTTGGCACGCCAGCCGTCACGGCAATGTCTACACAACCGAAGAGGTGCGGGACTTCTACGCCGAGAATGGCAACCGGTATAACTGCTACTGCAGCCAGATTCCGGTGCTGCTCAACGACGACGGAAGCATATTCAACGAAGGGCTGGCAGATAAGCTGGCAAAGGAAAGAAAAGCTTGGAAAACATCAGATTAATAGTATTTTAATATTTTCGAGGAGAGATACTATGAGTCTAAATTTTGTACATTACCCCGTAGGTATTGGATATACCATTTTTCAAAGGCCAAGCGGCACGCCAGTGCACATCGAGCAGGCGTATTTGGTGGAAGGTGAAGATAAAGAAATCCAAGACTATCTTAGCTTCCTTAATCAAGTGCTTGGTGAAACTACCCCGGTGACATATGAAGTGATAATGTCTGGTACCTACAAAGTTCCATCACGTGTGAAATTGGTATGGGATACCGATGAATTCATCAAGATGCCGAAAGATGAATTCATCGCTCGCTTCATCAAGCCATACACGAATAATACATGGATCTACAGTTAACAACCTGACCCGCTCCGGCGGGTTTTTTATTGCCTGAAATCCACCCATGAGGACCCAGCATGAAACGCAATCGCGTTAACGTGCTGACCGTCGTCAACTCCGCTTCAAACATCACAACCGAAACCGTCAACGGCAAGCCACATATCGTGGTTCGCGGCATCACGCCTGTCGTGGACGATATCGTGATGAACCGGAAGTTGTACCCGGCAGCTGAAATCGAAAAGGCCTATAACACGCTCGAGCGTAACCCGATGCCGCTGGGCCACCCCAAGGTGGATGGCAAACATGTCTCGGCGCGTGATGTCCAGGCGGTAAACGAGTACCACGTCGGGGCCTGGCTACAGAACGTCAGCCACAAAGATGGGAAGGTGACGGGCGACATGTACGTTAACCGTCAGTACGCCGAATCCAGCGAGAAGGGCAAACGCCTGATTAACCGCCTGGACGAGATGCTGGCCGGCACCAACTCCGACCCGATCCACATATCCACCGGCCTGCTGTATTCCGGCATCGCCGCAAACGGCGAGTCGAAGGGCAAAAAGTACAACGAGATCGCCACCAACATGATGTTCGACCATGTGGCGGTGCTGCTCGATGAACCTGGTGCCGGAACGCCGGATGAAGGTGTGGGCATCTTCGTGAATGCCGAAGGCGATGAGCAGGAGGTCGAACTGGCGAACCTGGCCGACGCCGCCGACTGCACCCGCGAAGGCATGCTCAACAAAACCCGCTTCTTCTTCACCAACGCCTCCAATTTCTCCTTCGACGATATCCAGCGCGCCATCAGCGACAAGCTGCGCGAGGGAGCGGGCGAAGATAAGTGGCTCTGGCCAGAAACGGTGTGGCCCGACAGCTTCATCTACCGGGATGACACCAGATACCTGAAGCAAAAGTACCTCATCGATGATGCCGGTAAGGCCGTATTCGTCGGAGAGCCTGTAGAAGTCGTGCGCAAGCCAACTGAGTACGAGATTAAAACCAACGGAGAGAACGATCCGATGAAAGAACTGATTATCAATGCGCTGCAAGCCGCTGGTAAGCCGACCGAAGGCAAGTCCGACGCTGAGCTGATGGACGCATACAACCAGCTGGCAGCAGAGAAGGCGGCCGCCAAAACCGAAACGCCCGAAGAGAAGGCGACTCGCGAAAAGGCTGAGAAAGAAGGGCGTGAGCGCGCCAACAACCAGGCAGAAGCCCCGGCATGGTTTAAGCCATTCGCCGACGATCTCGCTGCGGTTAAATCTGGCCTGACCGTTAACGCCGATAAGGAGAAAGGCGAAAAGCGCGCAGCTGTGAAGCTGGCGATGAACATGAGCGATGACGAAGTCGCGGATCTGGACGGTAAGGCGCTCGACGCCATGTACGCCAAGTGCCAGACCTCCATCGGCCTGAATGGTTCATTCCGACAGGCTACCAATAACCAGTCAGTCAGCGAAATGCCGGAGTAAAAAAATGGCTAAAGACGGAAAGCACGTAATTCACGCGGGCGGCATTTTCCCAAACCCGCTTCTCAATCGCGAAGGCGCGGCGGCTGCGGCGACCAAGCCCGGCACCATCGGTTTCTTCGCCGCCGGCAAGTTCACCGCCTCCGTAGACGGTAATGAACAGGCGATCCTCTATGTCGCTGATTACGACTATCTGCGCTGTCAGACCGTCGACGATGCGATCCCGGTCGGCGAGCTGGTGGTGGGTATCCATCCGCTGGAAGGTATGTTCCTGAACGTGCGCGCGGCGGCGGGCACCTACAAAAAAGGCCAGCCTCTGACCATTGCCAGCGGCCAGGTTAAAGCCGCCGGTACAACCGATAACGTCCGCGCCTACGTCGAAGAAGACGTCGCTTACACCGTGGTGGCAGGCGACCTGCTGCGCGTCGTAATTAAGTAAGGAGCACCTGAATGCTTGTATTTTCCCGCTCTATCGGTGAACGCACCGGTAACCTCGAAGTCAACCAGGCGCAGTTCCGCGAACTGGAGATGGCGCGCAACATGAGTGCGCAGTCTGTCGCTGACTTCATCGCCCGTGCTCGCTTCGGCGAAAACGGACATCTGGATGCCGTGAACGCCGTGGACGACATCCGCCGTATGTACCGCGCATACGATCAGACCGTGCTGGCGCACTTCGAACCGAATACCGAGTTCACTCTGTTCAACGACCTGATGCCGCTGTCCCGCTCTGTTCGCCTGGAAGAGTCCGTGTATGAATATGCGCGTACCGGCGGCCGTGGCTGGGCTCATACCTCCATGTCAGGCCAGATTGGCGCGGCGCTGGATGCTCGCGCGTACAGCTTCGACGGTACGATGGTGCCGGTGCATGACAGTGGCTTTAAGTTCCACTGGCGTGACCCGATCTTCAACAAAGGTTCTGCACTGGCATCCCTGGCTGATGCGCAGCGCGGCTCTGTTGATGACGTGCGCCGCAAAATCGTCGACTACATGTTCAACGGCTTCCGCGATTCAGAAGGCAACTTCGTGACCTTCGACGGCAAGACCTGGAAAGGGTTGAAGAATGACGATCGCGTAGCTCAGGTTGACCTCGGCGCTTCCGGTCTGAACATCAACTTCGCTACCAGCACTGATCCGGAAGCGATGCGTAACGGGGCGATTAAGCTGCGCGATACGCTGAAACTTCAGAACAACCAGTACGGCCAGCAGACCTGGTACGTTTCCAGCGAAATCATGTCCAACTGGGAGCAGTACTACGACACCCAGAACAAGACCCGCACGGTACTGGAAGAGATCCTGAAACTGTCTGGTATTGCCGCGGTGAAAGAGGATGCTGAACTGACCGGAAACCAGATCCTGATTGTTCCGCTGGCTGCGGGTGTTATCGCACCAGTTGTTGGTCAGGCCGTTGGTACCGTGGCAGATCCGCGCCAGTTCTATAACAGCGACTATGTATGGCGCACCTGGGGTGCTGCTGGCCTGATGGTCAAGCAGGACATCAATCTCAAACACGGCGTTCTGTACGCTCACAGCTAAGGGGTCCCTATGGCACTGGTAGAAATCACAGCAGGTAACGTCTTCGCCGGTGCCAACCTCCGCAAACTGGAGGTTGGTGCGGTAGTTGAAGTTGACGATGTTACGGCGGCGCGCTGGAAGGCATCTGGTAAGGCAAAAGACACCGATAAGAAGAAGGGTGAGAAACTCTTTGACGACTCATCCTCGGTGGCCACGCTGCAATCAGTTGATCTGCAGGAGCAGCTCGCGGCGGTGACCAAGTCACGCGATGAGGCGCTGGAGCAGGTATCACAACTCACCGAACAGGCAGCGAAAGAGAAGGCAGCTTTCGATGCGCAGCTCGCGGCGGTGACCAAACGCGCTGACGAAGCAGAGGCGGCACTGGCGGAAGCAACCAAGAAGGGCAAATAACCATGGCTGACTCAATCACGGCGGCAGACGTGCAGGCGTTCCTCGGTGAATTGGGTTACTCCATCCCGGGCGCGCTGCTGGAGCCGATCCTCTGCGTGGTGAACAAAATCATCCCGTGCCTCGATGGGGCAGGGTATGACGACTGCACCGCTAAGCTGATCCTGATGTACGCAGCCGCGCTGATGGCGACGTCGTCCGGCGCGCGCCGCATCAAATCGCAGGGTGCGCCGTCTGGCGCGTCCCGCTCGTTTGAATATGGCGACGACAGCATCACATGGCTGCGCGATTCACTGGGCCGACTTGATACCAGCGGATGCACCGGGGAGCTGCCTATCAGCGCCGGTAACAGAGTCGGCATGTTCATGGTCGTCGGGGGCTGCTGATGACGTGGATACCCGTAAGCGTCCGCCTTCCGCGTTCTTTCACCCGCGTCTGGGTGATGACCGATACCGGGCGGGAGACTATCGGCTACGTGAAATCGGACGGCGAGTGGTTCATCAACTGCCCGCGCATCCGGGCGACTGGGGCGGTGGTGCTGCGCTGGAGGGAAGACTGATGTCGTCAATCGCGAGCTGGAGCTATACCGCGCCAGCTACCATCTGGCGGAATCTTGGCAAAGATGAGTCTGGCGATCCGCTGGGCTACTCCGCGCCGGAAGTATTCATGTGTGACTATGAAGGCGGCTTGAGCAAGAAAATCGCAGGCGTTTCAGCAGCAATGGGCAACCTTGGTTCTGAGGTGGTGATAAAAATCACCTTCTGGACTGAATATGACAAGGCTGGAGCTGGTGATTATCTGCTGATAGGGGAATCAAGCCTGGCTGATCCGCTTGAAGCCGGGGCTGATGAACTCGTTCAGGTCATCCGCTACGCCGACACCTTTGAGCGACTTGCAGATGATTATGCGCTGCTAACGGGGGCTTAATGGCTGGAAAGGTAAGGGGGATCAGAAAGACGAAGGTCAGTCTTGGTCGCCTCATCGATGATATCTCGGGTCGCAAACGGGTCAGGGCCATTCAATCAGCGCTCATCATCGGCAGTTCGCAGGCTGCGCTTTACACCCCGATAGACACATCCACGCTCATCAACAGCCAGTATCGCGAACTCATCGTTAATGGCGTTCTGGTGACTGGGCGTGTTGGGTATTCGGCAAACTATGCCCTGGCGGTACACGATCCCAACGTCAAACAGAACTTCAGGCGCGCGACTGCTGAGAAAGAGTTTTTACGCAAAGGCTTTGATGATATGCGAACCCAAATCGACGAAGTTGTACAAAGGGAGCTGTCGGTATGAAGCCATCAATGTACGAAAGAGTCAGGAACCTGTTTGTCGCCGCAGGATTGACTGATGGCCGCATTGTGCAGTTGAACTTCTTTGAAGATACGAAGAAGGCAACCGACGCATTCATTGTGTTCAGACCCAACAATGGTGTTGGGCTGCCAAATTCAGATAGTGGTGAGCATCACGTTCTGGTTGATGTTATTGGCCAGAAGGATAAGAGGGGAGCTACCGCAGCTGCATCGCAAGATATTCTCGATTTTATCGAAGCGAACCCATTGTCAGATAGGTGCGTGGGGCAAATCCAGTCGATGGGCTTCCTGCCTCCGCCAATTCTTACAGAAGAAGGCCGTCCCGTTTACAGGCTGCAATTTTCTTGCCTCTATGGTGAATAGAGGCATCAACAGACACAAGGTCGCTAATGGCGACCTTTTTTATTTCCACGAAAGAGGTAAGTAACTATGCAAGGTTGCCCAACCAGTTTTGACCGCCTGATCGGGCGCGCTAAGACTCTTGAGCTGGCTTACGGATGTCCCGACGTCGTACCTGAAGAGGGCGAATGGAAGCTGGTGGGCCTTCCCACATCGGCTACCTGGGATATGAATCCAGAAACGTTGACCTCAGATGCCGATGACGGTGGATTCACTGCTACCATGATCGCAAGCCTTGACCCAACGTATTCCATCGAAGGTGAAGTACGGGTGAACGATCGCACCGATGAATTTGGTATCCAGCAATTCACCAAATACATTGTTGATGAAGTTCGCGCCCGCCGCCAGCCAACGGTATGGATGCGCTTTCATTGGGGCGATTATTACCATATTGGCTACATGGTAGCGTCAGGTCTTAGCGATGGTGGCGGAGTAAAAGAAATCGTCACCTACAGCCTCGAACTGAAGCTGAATGACGGCACCACTTTCCAAATCATCGAAGCTGATGCGGAAATTCCGGTTACCGGCGTTTCTCTTACTCCGACCACCAGTTCGATCGCTGCCGGAGCAAGCACCACCTTCGCAGTGACCGTTGCGCCTGCTGACGCTGATAACAAACAGTTCACTGTGACTTCTTCAGTGCCAGCCAGAGCTACTGCAGCATTTGCCGGTAACACGGTAACAGTTTCTGCTCCGTCAGGCGCTACTGCGGGGACTGCGGTCATTACAGTTAAAACCATCGATGGCGAGTTCACTGCTACCCACACAGTAACCGTCACCTTGTAAGCAAAACAAAGGGCAGTCGTCCTGCCCTTGATTTTGTTTATGGGGGGAGAGATGACACCAGTTAAAGAGTTTGGCGAATGTTTGCTTAATGCCGGCGATAAGGACTATTTCTTTCGCCCGTCATTGCTTGCCATGTCGCGAATTGGCGAGCCTGCTGAAATCGTTCGGACGTTTTATGACCTTTTCAATGATGATTTGACTCCACTGCTGCGGCGGGCCTCAGAATCCTACATCCAAAACGAGTATGACCGTCTACCGGATTGTGTGTTGCAGTACATCCAGAGCGGTTTGCTGAGCCGCAAACTGATCATGGCTGCGCATACAGTGCTTACTGCATGCTGCACCGATGACGTCGGCGATCTGATTGGGTGGATGAAGCCAAGTAAAAGCGGCAAACGCGGTTTTGTGTGGCGCCCAGGAATTATGCCCGCGCAGGAAATGATCATCATTGCCCAGAGCCTGATGATGCACGGCATTATCGGCAAAGCAAAGGTGCGAAAGCTCCAGCGCCACGAATCCAGCGATACCACCAATGAATTCCGGGCGTCGGATTACATCATCGCTGCGCGTAACCACTTCGGCCTTAGTAAGGAAGATGCGGGGCAGTTGACCATGACAGAGTTTCAGCTGTTGCTCAGCGCCAAATACCCTGAGCAGAAGGGCTACACTCACGAAGAATACAACTCAGAGGCCGACAAGTACTTTGAGCGTCGAAAACGCAGACTGGCTAAGGCTGCATAAATCAGTATATCCAATATGGCGGCTTTACCTTTTCGGGTCGACTGAGATCAATAAATCAGCGTTTGCCGTTGCGCCTGTGCTATTCCTGGGTAGGATGATTTCACTTTTACCAATGGGGAATAGGGATATGAAAATGGATATACCGGGTGTGCCCGAGGATTATTTCACCGAGATTGAGACTGGCGCAGGGGATAAGGCCTATAAAGCCAACAGAGAAAGGATCAGAGCGCTTGTAGCCATTAGAAATATGAAAACGCAGGAAGTGCTTTCGTCTGGAGGTAACATCCATCAAGCCTCCTTAGATTTGAATGATCAGTTTGATGAATTTTTATCGCCGCTGCCAGTGATGGCTCAGGCGGCTATTTGCGGGATTTACGCAGAAGAACTGAGCGCCTCTGCTGCAGAAATGATGGATAAAACGCATCGCATAAACGCCGAAATAATAGAATCAGAAGAGCGCAATAGTTTAATGGGGCAGGTTATTGGCGTCATAGTAATTATCGTTATAGCTGTTGTGGTCATTTCTACATTTTAGTGCGGCGCCTTACCATTGAACAACCTCGCTCAGGCGGGGTTTTTTATTACCCGGAGAAAAGTAGATGTCTACAAATGTAGGTGAGATTTACTATGAAGTTAGCGCGGATGTTGCGGCCCTGCTTGATGCCCAGCAACAAGCTGAGGATGCGCTTGATAGCATGCAAAACAGCTTTGACAGCACCAGTAACGCCTCTGAAAATCTTGACTCCGGCTTAAACAAATTGGCTGCAACTATCAAAGGCGTGATCGCCGCCGCTGCGTTACGTGAGGCGGCGGATATGGTTCAGAAGTATCAGGAGATGGCTGAACGCGTGCAGATGGCTACGGCCAGCCAGTCAGAATTTGAGATGGTTCAAAAGCGACTGCTTAACACGGCTAACGGCACTTACCGTGCGCTTGGTGAGGCCCAAGAGCTTTACATTCGTACTGCCGACAGTCTTCGCAGTATGGGGTACGTCACAACTCAGGCCATGGACGTGCAGGACTCGATGTCGTATGCGTTCGTTAAGAATGCCACATCAGCAGATCGTGCCGGGGCTGCAATTGACGCCTTCTCAAAGTCTATCAATACCGGGAAGGTAGCCGCCGACCAGTGGGAGACGCTAACCACAGCCATTCCTTCAGTCATTAATGACATCGCCGCCGCCAGTGGGCAGTCTGCTGCAGCGATCCGCGCGCTTGGCGCGGCCGGGCAATTGACGGCCAGGCAACTCACCGAAGGCCTCCGCCAATCTCTTGAAGAAAACACGGCTGCAGCTGCCGGGATGTCGAATAACCTCACTGATGCTACCGTGCGTCTTCGCACTGCGGTTACCTCTATCCTGGTTGCCTTCGAAAATGAAACGGGCGCGCTGCAGGAATTCACCAATGGGCTGATTAAATCTGCGGACTGGATGCTGGAGTTTGGAAATAACGCCGAGCAAATGAAAGGCGTCATCGACGCAGCATCATCAGCAGCCATTGTATTTGCTGGTGTTATGGGGGCGCGGTATGTGGGTGCCTTGGCAATGGCTACAACAGCCAAACTTCAAAGCATCGCCGCCAGCCGACAACAAGCCGCAGCCGATGTGCAGGCTGCACAAAATGTCCAAATAGCTACGACTGCTTTAGTCAGGAAAACCCTGACTGATAAAGAGGCGGCTTTATCAGCCCTGAATCTGGCGCAGGCCGAATACAATGTTGCCCGCGGAAGTGCAGCCGAAACTTTTGCGCTAAACAACCTTATTGCCGCCAAAACCGCCGCTCGAAATGCCTCGCTCAGCCTTGCCCAGGCAGAAATTGCTCAGGCAACTGCGCAAAACACGGCAGCAGCAGCTGCGAGGAATGCTTCCGTAGCCGTTGGCATGGCCAGGGGGGCGCTGGCTCTCGTGGGTGGACCAGCAGGGGCTGCCATGCTTGCAGGAGCCGCCATCTTCTATTTCTACCAGAAGGCGCAGCAAGCAAGGCAAGAGAGCATTGAATTTGCCGACTCTCTCAATGGAGTTCTGGCGAAAATGAAGGAGATGAACTCGACGCAATTAGCTGCAAATATCGCTAAAGCCGAACAGTCGATGATTGATCAGCGTGAAGCTATATCAGATTTAACCCGCGAATATGACGAATTAGCTCAGCGTAAAACGTTTATAGAGCAGGCCGCTCAGATCCGTGGGGCAGCTGCCGTTGCAGAGGATTATGCAAATATCAACCGTGATCTGGCAATCCAGGCCGGCAAAGTAGACGCAGCTGAGAATAGGTTAAGCCAGACAGTCAGTAGTGTTGGGATCCTCCGGGCGCAACTCAACGGAACCTTGCTTCAGGGCATCGACCTGCTTCGCCGCGACGGTGAGGCTGCTGGGGTTGCTGCGGGCATGATGAGCAATCTCGGCAAAATGCTCAATTTTGCAACTGCTGAGAAGGAAAAGTTTAACTCCTCAAGCATAAAGATTGAGCGACCCAAAGGGGTGCAGGATTACCTCGATAAACTTTCTGCCCAAGTGGAATTACAGGGCGAACTCAACGAACGCAAGCGCGCACAACTCAAAGCTGAGCAGGAAATCAGACAGCTCGGCGGCAATGAAAATGATGTTCGCCTGGCACGCGAGAGAGCGGCAGCTGAATTTGATTCCGTTGAAGCGCAGCGAGCCCAAAAGAAAGCTGCAGACCAAGCTGCATCATCAGGGAAGCAGGCCGCTACACAGGCCGAGTCCGTCGCCCAGAAACTGGAAAAGCTTCGCGCCCAATCTGACCTGACTACAGAGTCAATAGAAAAACGACGTATCCAGGAGGCGGGGCTACGTGCGGAGCAGTCTCTTGGCAGTGCAGCCACTCAGCAGCAACTGGCGGAAGCGCGGGCGCTTGGGGAGGCAAACGAGCAGGCGGCAATCTCTATTCAGAAGCGCAAAGAGGCTGAGCAGGGGCAGAAGTATGCCAAGCAGGAGATAGCTGCAGGAAATACCTCATCCAACCCCCTTACTGGGGCATCAGTGGATCCGCTGGCACAAATTAATCTCCAGGAGACGCAAAAACTTGAGGCCCTAGCTAAATATCAGGAACTGGATAAGCAAAATACCCAGCTTTACGAAGACGCCAAAACTGCAATCCAGCTGCAGGCATCAAATGCGCGCATGCAAATAGCTCAAACGGAGGCAGATCAGCAAAGAGAATCCGTTCTTTCTATTCTGGGCTCTGCGTCCCAAGGTTTTGATAGTCTGGCATCGATAATTGCTGACTCCGCTGGCAAGAGTAACGCGGCGTACCAGGTCATGTTCGCAGCCAGTAAAGCGTTTGCGATTGCCCAGTCTACCCTCAGCCTGAATACCGCAATCATGCAGGCCATGGCTGATCCGACAGCGCTGACTCCAGCGCAAAAACTTGCGAACTATGCAGCCATCGCCTCTGCTGGAGCGTCATTGCTGTCGAACGTTGCGAGCATCTCATATGGCGGTGCCCGCGAACACGGCGGCCCGGTCTCGGCCAGCTCCATGTACCGCGTGGGCGAGGGCGGTAAGCCTGAGATTTTCAAAGCCAACAATGGCAGCCAGTACATGATCCCCGGCGATAACGGTCGCGTCATCAGTAACCGGGATATGGGCGGTGGTGGCGGGGCGTTCAATTACAGCCCAGTCATTCAGGTCAACGGGGATCCGACGGAGCAGACGCTGGCCATGCTCGAGGCCGCGGTTAAGCGCGGGGCGCAGCAGGGCTATGCCATGGCCGTCAGCGACGTCGCCAGCGGCAAAGGAAAACTCTCCAACGCTCTGACCAACAACTTCAACACCAGTCAACGCCTCACATAAGGAGTTCCCATGGGGATCAGCAGCACCATTGATTTCCCGCACCAGTACCTGCCAATGCCCCAGCGATCCGGTCATGGATTCACTCCAGTCAGCCCTCTCCAGCGTTCTACCATGACATCCGGCCGCACGCGGCAGCGCCGCAAATACACCTCGGTTCCAACTGAAGCGGGGGTTTCGTGGGTATTTAATGATGCCCAGTCGCAGCTGTTCGAGGTGTGGTTCAGGGACGTGATTACTGATGGTGCGGCATGGTTCAACATGCGCATGCGCACGCCGATGGGCGTCGGTGACTACGTCTGCCGTTTCAAGGATATCTACGATGGACCGTTTCTGTTCGGGTTAGGGTTCTGGAAATTCACGGCAACTCTGGAGCTGTGGGAACGTCCTATTCTGCCGCCTGGCTGGGGTAATTTCCCTGAGTTTATTGTCGGCCAGAGCATCATCGATTATGCGCTCAACAAGGAGTGGCCAGAAGCATGACAAGCCCAACACTCAACAGGCTGTATGCCAGCGGAGGCAGCGAGGCGCTACTGAATACGCTGCAGATTACTGTCGGTGGGCAGGATTACTGGCTGGTCGAGAACTTCGAGGATATCACCGCTGTTACAGAGGCGGGGGCGACAGTGGCATTCCAGGCGGCCGCCATGGCCGTCGCGCTGCCAGCCAGAAACAAAGACGGCACGCAGGATCTGCAGTTCGCCATCAGCAACATTGACGGCATCGTTTCCACTGCGATACGCAACGCCCTGGCTAACCTGAACAACGGCACTCTGGTAATGCGGCAGTACATATCGACCGACCTTAGCTACCCGGCGGCACCACCGATCGTCCTGCAGATTAAGGACGGGTACTGGAAGGCAACCGAGGTGCAAATTACTGCCGGATTCCTGAATATCCTGAAAACCGCGTGGCCGCGCTATCGATACACACTTCCTGTGTTCCCGGGACTCCGCTACCTCCAGTAGGAAAACACCATGTTCAATCCTGATAAATACCGTTCTGTCGAGTGGCAGAAGGGCGGGCGCGCTTACCCCGCGCTGGACTGCTTTGGCATCGTCAACGAAATCAGGCGCGATCTGGGTCTGGCTCCGTGGCCTGATTTCGCCGGAGTCACGAAGGACGATAACGGCCTCGACCGGGAGGCGCGGGGGCTAATGTCTGGCTTGACGCGATGTGAACCGGCCCCGGGCGCGGGTATCGCCTGTTATTCCGGCTCTGTTGTGACACACGTTGCCATCGTGGTCGAGATTGACGGCCAGCTGCGTGCCGCAGAGTGCAATCCCCGAACCAACGTAACCTTCCTGCCGCTGGCGCGGTTTGCGCGCCGCTTTGTTCGCGTGGAGTATTACCAGTGACGATCCGAATCTATCCATCCCGGTTGCCGGGCGAACCGCTGGAAACGCACGAACATGAAACGATGACCCTCAGCGCCTGGTTTACGCAGAACGTGAAGGGCTGGGCGCCGGATCAGCAGCACCCGGTCGCGGTTGAGATCGACGGTGTCCCAGTCCCGCCGGCAGAGTGGCCACTGTGCGTTATCAAGCTCGAAACCGACGTCAGGATGTATCCGGTGCCATACGGTACGGGAGCAGAAATCGCGCTGTGGGTTGCTGTCAGCGTAGCTGTCGCCTCTGCGGCGTACAGCATCTACATGATGAGCACGATGTCCCAGCCCGGCGGCAGCGGTGCCCAGGCGGCGAGCGGCGATCAGATTGACCTCAATCCCGCCAAAGCGAACGCAGCGAAACTGGGTGACCCCATCCGTGAAATATTTGGGAAATACCGGGTCTGGCCTGATTACGTGATGCAGCCGGTGAGCCGCTTCGTCAACGAGACCAGCATGGAAACCAGCATGTTCCTGTGCGTGGGCGTCGGCGATATGGTGATTAACCAGTCCGACATTAAGATAGGCAATACGCCGATCTCCGCGTTCGGTACCGACGTGCGCTACACCCTCTATCCGCCTGGCGCTACGGTATCCGGCGACACGCGTACCGAAAACTGGTTCAACTCACCCGAGGTCGGGAATACCGGTTCCGGTACCGCCGGGCTGGATCTGGGCTCAAGCGGACCGGAGACGGTCAGTATTATCGCGGATGCGCTGGTCGTGTCCGGAAACTCCATCACGCTGGTTGACGTATCGTCGTCTGGCGATGAGGAGATCCCACCGTCGTGGACTGTCGGAACGGTGATAACCGTGCTGGCACCGAACTCTTATACGGTCGTGTCTTCCGGCGGTTACAGCGTGATTTATGGCGGGATAGAGGAGCTGGCTCCGTATGTAGGGATGCCGGTATCCCTCAACTATAACGGCAACGACTACGATCTGGTGATCGCCAGCTACGCCCCGGGAGTTCCGCCGGTGCCGGGTGTGGGCGGTAGCGCCGCCAGCATCACCGCGAGTGCCGCGCCGACGACCTACGATTTCAGCAGCACGCCTGTGACGTTCAGCATCAGCTGGCAGGGCACGACTTACCCGGTATCGCTGGTGACCAACTATGTCACCATGTCAGGCCTGGTTTCTTCGATCACCTCTCAACTCTCTGGTTCCGGCCTGGTCGCGCGCGATAACAGTGGGCGGCTGGAGATTGTCGAGGCCAGTAGCCCATATGCTGGCGGGTCCATTACGAACAGCCCGTTGCCCGTTGCTGTGTTCGGTGACGCCCCGGTCAATACGGCAGGCGTGAAATCTACGGGCGGCACGGCGGAGGTAAGGGCGCACATCACCTTGGCTTACAACAGCGCCACTGGCACCCCGTTCACCGGACTGCCGGAGGGTATTCAGCGCTTCTCTCTGGGATTGTCTGGCAATCAGTTCCGGATCACCGATGTGGACAGCCAGACGGTCACGGTTGAGAGGGTTACAGTCACTACCGGCCCGGGCGGTGAAACCATCACCACGCCGGATCCATCATGGCCTGGCTTCACTGAGCGTACGCTGCTGGATGCTACTGTGACGGGTGTCAGCGACGACTACGAATGGGTTGGCCCGTTCCTGGCCTGCCCGGACGGCGAAACGCTGGACGCATTCGAGGTGAACATCAACTTCCAGAGCGGCCTGGTGCGTTATACAGACCAGGGGAATAAGCGCTCAATGCCGGTACGCCTGGTGATCCAGTATCGCAAGGTTGGCACTACCACCTGGCAGCAGCAGTCCCCGTTCTATTCCCGCAGTACCGAAAACCAGATCGGGTTTACGCATCGCTACAGCGTGTCGCCCGGACAGTACGAGATCCGGATGCGCCGAACCGAACCGGTTAAGGGGGGCAGTACCCGCGACCAGGTATTCTGGCAGGCGCTGCGCTCACGACTCAGCAAGCGCCCCACGAAGTACGATGGTGTCACCACCATGGCGCTGACCGTGCGCACAGGGAATCGCCTGGCGGCCATGTCCGATCGCCGGATAAGCGTCACGCCAACCCGGATTTATAGCAGCGGCAGAACGGCGCGGAGCATCAGCGGCGCGCTTTATCATGTCCTGGAGTCGCTGGGGTTCACGGCCAGCCAGATTGATACGGCAGCGATTGACGCGCTGGAACAAACCTACTGGACGCCCCGCGGAGAGAAATTCGACTGGGCGAGCGGCGAGAGCAAATCAGCGCTCGAGGTGCTGCAGAAAATCACTAACGCCGGGATGGGCTATTTCCTGCTGTCTGACGGGCTGGCGTCTGCCGGCAGGGAAGGGATTAAACCCTGGGTAGGCATGATCACCCCGCAGGAAACCACCGAGGAACTGCAGACCGCGTTTAAGGCCCCGTCTCAGGACGATTACGACGGTGTGGACGTGACCTATATCAATGGCACCACCTGGGCAGAAGAGACCGTGCAGTGCCGCCAGCCTGGCAACCCAACGCCGCTGAAAATTGAGAGCTACACGCTGGATGGTGTTCTGGATGAGGATCGCGCCTACCGCATCGGCATGCGTCGGTTGCTGGGCTACCAGTTGCAGCGCCTGCAGCACACCACCTCCACCGAGATGGATGCGCTCTGCTATGAGTTCATGGATCGCATTGTGCTGGCCGACGATATACCGGGCAGTCAGACGCTGAGCTGCCTGATTACGGATATGACGTATGACAGCAGCAAAATCACCATGACGCTCAATGAGGCACCGGACTGGTCGTTCCAAAGCCCTCGCGTGATTATTCGCCATCAGGATGGCCGAGCATCGGCAATGGTTGTGCCGACACGTATTGACGACTTCACCATCTCGGTTCCGTACAGCGCCGCGCTGGAGCCGGAATTGTGGGCGATGAATGACGCGTATATCGAGCCGCCGCGTCTGCTGTTCTGCTCCTCTGTCCGAGTACCGTATGACGCACTGGTGGGGGAAATATCTCCGGGCAATAACGGAATCAGTCAGGTAACAGCCATCCAGTACCACCCAGGGAAGTACGCCTACGACGACGCCACTTACCCCGGCGACGCCGCTTAACAGTAAATCAAAATTATCTGACCCGCTTCGGCGGGTTTTTTTATGCCCGGAGCGAGCATGACCAAATACGCCACTAATAATCCGATTGGGTCAATGGATCCGAAGGACCTGTTCGATAACGCCCAGAACCTGGACTTTGCGGTAAACGATATTACCAAGGCATTCTGGAAGGACCGCTTCGGCAGAAGTCGACCGACAATGTTTGGCATGGAGCAGACGTTTTCAGCGCAATTAACCAGCCAGCAACAGCGCTTCAACACATTTATTCAGAACTCTGGATATGATGTTATCGGGGAATATACTGACGGCCCTTTTACCATCGATGAATATAACCAGCTTATTCATTATCAGGATGCCTTCTGGAAACTGACTGCAGCAACAATCATCCCGTTTACGACCACCGGAAATGATGCTGCATCATGGGTGACTGACTCAGTTCATTTCGTCAGTGTCGGAGATGGAGTTCTGCGCCAGGAATTAGCATCTCCCGGTGGTGCGGGTCTTGTTGGAGGCGTGGCTAAACCTGTTACATGGTCAGGGTTTGCGGGCGGCGCAGATTCGACTGGGGTAGCCTCATCGGAGGCAGCCTTCGCGGCGGCTGCGGCATTTGACGGCGAGGTTTATATCCCGGCAGGGAAATACAATATTGCCACTATCTACCGCGGGAATTTCAGCTGCGCTGAGGGCGTTGAATTTATCGGTGGTGGGTATGTCATGACCAGGCCCCGCCCGCTATGGCCTACAGCTGGCAACCCTTCAGTTATCACTCGCTTTAGCCGCCTGGCAGTTGGGGATACAGCATTCGATCTGGGACCCGCAAAAGCCTCTCCGCAAATGAGCTGGCTGGGGCAGAAAGACTACGTGGCTCCAAATGGCTCATTGCAACCTAACCTTGGCTGGATTGAGCAGAATGCGCGAGGTTCAAGTTATGCATCGGAGGGCTCCATTGGATTCGCTGGCGCAGCTCACAGCAAAAATCAGACAGGTGGCGCATCCATTGGCCTGGTTGGTGTTGGTGTTAACGACAACGAGACCAATAACGTTAACACCTGGGCGCTGTATTTAGATGCGAAACGCTATGCTAACGCGGGTGGTGCAACCTGGGGCGCTGAAATAGCAGTCGCCAACCACGGCACCTATGTTGGATACGAGTCCTCATCTGGCAATAAAACCTTCGGGATTGCGCTTGCGGCTGGAGCAGACCCAAAAATCAACGGTACCACCTCTGACTGTACCCAGGCCATTAAGATTTCAAATAATGGCGCGAGTTGGGGCAGTGGCATCGCGTTCGATAACTCGCTCAGGACTTACAGTACCGAATCTGGCATTGAGGCATACGGTAAGGCGTTTGTACTTCGAAACTCTAACCGACTCGGCTGGGAGGACGCATCCGGGAATACCCAAGCCTTTATTACAAGCAAGGTGTCAGATATAGCTCAAAGAACCGGCCTGACATTCAGGAACAGGGCGGTAGATCTTGAGGGTAACGGCCTGCATATTTTCCGCGTCAGTTATGCCGACGGTGACAATGGTTATTTCAGGGTGTTTTCAGCCAGCGATGCTAACCCAATTCTCAGGCTGGGGGCGGAGGGTATTGCAAACTGCACCATCCAGCTGGAGGCAACCGGAACTGGTGAAATCACTGTTAACAGAGATTTTCGCCCGAGAGATGCTAATGCAAGGAAGTGCGGGACAACTGCATTTCCATGGTCTGGCGGTGCCACTCAAACCGCCTTCGCAGTTACCTCTGATGCGCGATTTAAAACGCTTATCAGTGATATCCCCGGCATCCTGCTCGATATCTGGGAAGAGCTTCAGTACAAAACGTACAAATTCATCGACCGGGTGGAAGCAAAAGGTGATGACGCTCGCTGGCACCTGGGTCTCGTCACCCAGGACGTTGATGCGGCGTTTGCGAAGCATGGCCTTGATGCCCGCGACTATGCCTTGTTCTGCCATGATGTCTGGGATGACCAGTATGAGCGCATCCAGACTAACGAAGGCGAGATGACTATCCGCAAGCGCATGGTTGAGGTCCCAAAAACCCAAAAGGTCGAGGTTGATGGCGAGATAGTTGATATCACCGTTGGCCACTACGAGCTGCGGGAAACTCCGGAGGGCGAGAAAGAGGTCTGGGTCTGTGAGTTTGTCGAGGTTGAGGAAGAATACGAGGATTTAGCGGATCCGGTTTATGAGCAAAACCTCATCCTCCCGGCGGGTGACCGATACAGCCTTCGCTATGAGGAAGCCCTCGCTCTTGAGGCTGCATTACAGCGCCGAAACTACCAGCGGGTATTGGCACAGTACGAAAGCCTGGCAGCGCGCATTGAAAAGCTTGAGGGCAAATAATACCTGCTTAATAGTTATTATTAAATTAAAACATTGAAGAGAGATAAATATGAAAATTGAACTTAGCACTGAGCAATTAGATATTATCAATGGCGCTCTACAGCAACTTCCCTACAATATTGCATTACCTCTGATTGAACACATTAATCAACAAAAAATGAAACAATCAGGCATGGTAACTCTGGCAGTACAGCATCCATTGTCTTGGGTGGGTGATGCCAGCGAAAAATGGCAAAAAAACCATTTAGATTGCGGAAATATAATTGTCAAATCTGATGATCGCTTAATGAAAGATATAAATCTTACATCTGAAATGGAAGATTTTTTGATGAAATGCAATGCTCAGGGGAGAATGATGGGATATGCAACATAATTCCCTTACTAATCGAGAAACGGCTAAGCCTGATTTTTCTCCTTTAGTTCATGCCATAGCGGCAGTTGCGGCTCAGATTTTACTCGGGATGACATGTGAATTATGGGCCGCTGGCGGCGCGATAGGTTGCATCTGGTTTATCGCCCGAGAGCATACGCAAGCCGAATATCGCTGGATTGCACAGTTCGGCGCAGAGAAACGCGCCAATATGCCGTGGTGGGGAGGGTTCTCCTGGCGCGCATGGAACCTGCCCAGCCTGCTCGACTGGCTTGTGCCGGTGCTGGCCTGCACCGCCGTTTATTTTGTTACTACACTCTGAGTTCTGGCGGCGGTATTGATAGGTATCGCCGCATTGATCTACACCGCCTTTAAAACTACTGTATATAAAAACAGTAAAAAGGAGTGCAGATCATGCCCCGCAAATCAGACATTCACAGCGCATTTGTCGCTTCAATACAGCTAAATCCTAAGGGATACCAGTGTTTACGCACAGATGATTTCATCCGTGAGTTGCGTGCCAGGAACTGGCATTTCACGCCGGACGACGCCAATGAATGGATAGAGCGCTACCAGGAGTTCTTCGTCGATAAGACGCCGGACAACAGCCAGAACCGTCTCTGGATGATGCGCAACATGGGGAGGGTGCTGTAATGGGCTTTCCATCGCCAGCGGCTGATTTCGTAGCACCGCGTTTATCTCCGGAAATTATCTGCGGCATAGGCATGGACAGCCGCATCCTGGAAACCTCGTCTGGCTTTGCGGTCATCGAGCCGTGCACCAGGCTGGTACAGAATCAGGTTCTGCTGATTTTGTCCGGCGGACGGACTCAGTTTGCCCGGGTCATGGGTAGGGCATTAATCACGGATGATGGTGAAGCGATTGAGGGGGAGGCAGTGGAAGAGGTGGAAGTTTTGGGGCGGGTGACGTTCTTCATCAACAGTGCGATCGAAGACGACAGGGTGGTGTGATGGGGCATGGGTGGGGCATAAAGTTACCGCGAAACGACGTTAGTTCATTGCACATGACAAATCGTATCGCGGCAACATAGCAGAAGTTACCGCACTTCAATCCAACATCAATCCACTTCGTTAAAAGACTTAATAGTCTCCAGATGAAGACAGCCTGCAGCACAGGATTGCCAAGGAACGGGATCAGCGTAATCACATCGTGACTGCTTAGCGAGCTGCCGATCCCCAGCATGATCCCGCAGAACGAGAGGAGCGCCACGGGCAGCATAAAGGTTTTACCCAGTTGCTGGAAAAACTCCCACAGCGATATTTTTTGTGCTGCTTTCGCCGTCAT